CGTCCGCGCGCTCGCTCCCTGCGGGCGGCGGCGAGCTCTGGGCCTCGTCGACGGTGCCGGCCTCGAGGGCCTTCTGGATGGGCTCTTCCGGGGTGGCAGGGGTCTCGGGCTGCATGCGGGCCTCCTTGCTGAGGTTGGTGATGACGGACTGGAGGACCGAGCGCCGGCCCTCGATCGTGCTCTTGGTGACTGCCTCGTAGGCCTCCCGATAGAGGTCGTCCTGACCCTCGAACTGCTCGCCGGCTGCCCAGTCGTAGACGAGCTTGAGCACGTCGTTGAGGCGGTCGACGTCGCGCGTGGAGTCCTCGCGCTTCTCGGCGATCTCCTGCTGCTGCAGCTGCTTCAGGCCGCTGATGACCTGGTTCAGCGCCTCGTTGTGGACGGCCTCGTCGCCGGCGAGCTCCACGCTTCCGTCCTCGTTGAAGAGCGGGGTCATGTGGTAGTCGTCGGCGGGCCCCTCCTCGACCAGGACGGCGTCGCCGAGGAGGACCGCCTTCTTCATGTCCTCGTCGTCGTCGCCGATGCCGAGCTTCTTGGCGGCGGCCTTGATCTTCGGCAGCGCCTTCTTCGCGATCGCCGCCCCGTCGCCGCCCTCATCGATCTGCGCCGCGGCGCGCGAGAGCGCGTTGCGGACGTGGGCCTCGTCGTGGATGGGGTAGTGGCGCTTCGACCGCGGGGTCGTCTTCCCCTCGTCGTCCTTCTTGCCGCCGGGCTCGACGTAGGCGAAGTCCGAGTCGGGAAGGTCGTTGATGTCCTTGGTCGACATCGCGGCCTTGGCCAGGATCTCGTCGACGTCGACCGCCTCGCCGGTGCCGTCCAGCGACTTCATGAGGAGGAAGGGCGTCCCGTTGGCGGGGCCCCGAACGCCGTCGAGTCTGGCGACCTCGGACTCGATGATCTCGGTGAGGTCCCCGCCCTCGGGGGTGGCAGCGGCTGTGCTCATGCTCTCAACTCCTGGGACGCCTTGATGAGGTCAGCGGAGGCGGGTCGGCGGCGCGCCCGACCCTGCGGGCTGAAGCCTTCGATGAAGCCCTTCTTGACGAGACCCCACGCGACCTCGTCCCAGATCACGCCGGCGAGCCAGTGGCCGGACTTGATCAGCTGCTCGGATCCGTCGACAGCCGTGATCGTCCAGTCGGGACCGCGGTAGATGTAGCTCTCGACCACGGTTCCGTGGCCTTCGGTTCCATCGGCGTGCAGGAGGCCGACCTGGCGCGACTTCGCCATCCAGGCCCAGGCCGTCCGCTCGACGACTTCAGGACGCGCGATGTCGCGGCGCCCGTCGACCGCCTTCCCTACGTCGGCCCTGAGCGCTGGCCAGGCCAATCCGAGGGTGTACCGGCGCTCCTCCTGAGCCTTGATCACCAGCGACCACGCGCTGTCGGCCGGCTCGTCCTCGAGCGCCTTCTCCATCGGTCCCGGCCGGACGTCGCCGCGAAGCGTGGTGACGATGTTGGCGGCCGCCTGGGCCGCGGTGATGCCGGCCGCGTCGGCGGCGCCCTGGAGCACGAGCAGGGTGATGTTGCGCGGGTCCTCGTGGGCGTCGCCCGGGCGGCCGCAGCCGCAGGAGAGGCACATCGCTAGTCGAGCAGCTCGTAGCCGTCCCAGCCGCCGCGGTGCTCCTCGCGGTCACGCTCGATGATCGCGGCCAGCTCGTCGCTTTCCACGACGCCGCTCTTGGGGACGGCGAGCTTGATGTCGGCGTTGGCGCGTCCGTCGTGCACGTGGAGCTGGCCGCCGGTGCCCTCGGGAACCCGGATTTTCCTCGGCATCTAACCCTCCTCCGCGGTTACTGCTCGTAGCCCGCGACGTAGTAGGTCGCCGTCGTCCCGGATGCCGTCGCGAAGACGATCGAGATCTGCGACCCGCCCGCGCCCTGCGGCTGCGTCTCAAGTCCCGGGACCTCTATCGGTTCGGTGTCCGTCTTGACGTAGCCCTCCCAGATGACGGTGGCTCCCGCCTTGATCTGGACCAGGTACTGGGTCGGCGTTGTGGCGTTGCCCGTTAGGACGATGTCGGTGATGTAGAAGGTCTTTCCGGCGGAAACCGTGTAGAGGTTCACGGTGGCGCCGGTGGCGATCGAGACCCCCCCACTCGAGCTGAAGGTCTTCAGGGTCTGGTCGGGAGCAGCCGCGCCGGCAGTCGACTTCGCCACCGATCCGGTCAGCGGGACGGAGGCGGCGACCTTGACACGCGCCGGGCCGTTCGCGGTCGAGCCGTCGGCGTTGGTCAGGTTGACCAGCGAGCTGATGTCGAAGCTGATCGGCTCGAGGAGTCCCTTGATGACTGTGGCGAGGCTCATCGGCTAGTCGTCCTCCCGAAGGTGTGGTGAGGCGGTGCAGCGACAATTCGGGTGCGCGGGGGGCATGTCGTCGAAGAGCGAGTACGGACCGCCGGCGGCGATCGCCTCACAGGTGGCGCAGGCGTCCGGCGCCGGCATCCAGTCCCATCGCTCGACGGCGTTCTGGCGGTACACATCGCGGGTGGCCGCCGACACGGAGCGTGCGAGCTCGGTGGTGGCGATGGTCCGGGCGCGGGCTCGGTCCTCGAGGACCACGTCCAGGTCGTCCGCCATCTCGTCGACCGAGGCGCCGCGCCGCGCGCCGGCGGCGAGCACCCTGGCGAGCCGAGACAGCGTCTCGTTCTGGATTCCGCGGATCGTAACGCGAGCCTGCTCGAGGAGCTTGGCCAGGCCCTCGCCGCCGCCGATCGCGGCCAGCTGGTCGGCCGCGGCGTCGTTTCCGGGCTGCCAGGCTGCCCAGAAGGCGCCCCAGTCGCTGATGCCCTGGACGGCGGCGCCGAGGGTGCCGGTCACCTGGATGCCGAGCTTGGCCAGTTCCTTGGCGTTGACCATCACGCCCGCCAGGTAGCCGTTCCGGTAGAGCAGCTGGATCAGCTTGTGGAGCGCGCTCGGGTCGACCGTGAGGCCGTTGACGTAGGCCTGCGCCTCCTGCTCGAGCTCCGGATCCGGCTGCGCGACTGCCTTGGCCATCCGGTGCGGCTCGTCGTGCGACCTAGCGGCCCAGCCACGGGCGATCGCCCGGCCACTGAGCCCGAGCTTCAGCGGGTCGAGGAGTGCGTCGGCGAAGTGGTCCTCGGTCGGCGCCAGGCGCTCGTCGTGGTGGTGCTCGAGCGCCTTCGCGAGGCGCGCCTCGGGCAGCCGCGCGGCGGCGATCGCCGCCCAGTCGGTCGCCTTCGCCTCGCGGCGCAGCGCCGGCATGTCGGGCAGGTGGGTCGGATCCCACCAGGCGATGACCTCGATCTGGTCGCCATCCGGGTCGTCCGGATTCAGGACCTCGCGGTCCTCGTGGTCGAGGTTGATGACCAGGTCGGCCTCGTGCGCGATCACGTAGACGAAGCCCTGGTAGATCCCGTTCGGGCTCACCCAGCTGGCGACGACCTCGCCCGGCAGCAATTCGGCGCCGGTCTCCTCCTCCCATTCGCGCTTCGCGGCCGCGACGGGCTGCTCGCCGTCCTCGATTTGGCCACCCGGGAACTCCCACATCCCAGCCGCGGGATCGTCGGGGTCGGCGGTCGACCGCTGCAGGAGCAGGACGCGGCCGGTGTCGTCGGCCTTGACAGCGAGTCCGGCCGCGATCAGGCGATGGCGGTCACTCCCGAAAGGGAGGCGGAACGCGTCATCGACCTCCGCGGCTGACGTCGCCTTCTCGAGTTTCGACCAAACAATGTCTGCGACTGGGTCCGGCAGGAGGTCGCTCTCGAACATCCTCGGCCGGCGGCCGGCGCGTACGCGCTTCCGGGCGTTGTCGCGCCAGCGCTGCAGCTCCTTTCGGAGCTCGCGATCACTCGGCTCGCCGCTGTCGACGGTGGGCTGGGCCGCTTCCTCGTCATCGTCGCGCCCGGCCACATCCGCCGCGGAGACCGGCGTCGCCGCCTGCGGAGCCGCCTGCTTCGCACGGACGTCGCGAGAGTCCCCAGGCGCGGGGACGACACCCGCCGGAGCAATGTAGCCGGGGACGTCGAGGAGATCGACGTCTTCTGGGGCCGCCGTGCCGGGATTGATGTCGCCTGAGATTTCGACGATGCTCTTGAGCGGGATCGCGCCCAGACGCTGGCTGAGCACGAAGCGCGGGACGGGGTTCTCGGTGTCGACCTCGAGGCCGAGCACGTTCTTGCGGACCTCGTCCGGGGACTCGGCGCCGATCGAAACGTAGACCTGGTGTGCGCGCGCCTCGTCGAGGCGATCCTCCTTCTCGCGCCCGGTGTCGAATTTGAACTGGACGCCCTTCAGCCCGAGGTCGTCCTGGAGGATCCTCGTGTAGAGACCCTGGAGGTAGCGGACGCGCGGCATCGTCCCGGTCCGGAACTGGACGTCCATCTGTGTCTCGGAGGACGCCTTGTTGACGGTGTCGGTGATGCCGATGTCGGCCGGAACCACCTTGAACGCCGCGCACGTCTTGCGCATCAGGTAGAGCGGAAAGCTGGCGTCGAAGTTCTTGTGCTCGAGGATGTGCGGGTTCGAGCCGTGCGGGATCCAGCGCACCCGGTGCTTCTGCGCCTGGTCACCCTCCATGGCGGCGTCATAGATGTTCTGGAAGGCCTCGAGCTGCTCGGGATCGCTCGCGTCCGGGGGCGCCTCCATGAACGCCTCCGGAACGGTCCCCTCGGTGAAGTACATGAGGAAGTGCCACTGGAAGCGGATATCGGTGTTGGCGGTGAGCAGCAGCCACTCGATCGGCGGCAGGCCGTAGGGCGACTCGGGGAGCGTCCGGAACGGTCGATAGATCAGGTCGTCGCTCGTCAGCCACACCGCGGGGACGCCGTTCGTGTACTGGACATACGCAGGAGCGGGCGGCGTCGGAGTCCGGCCGTAGTAGTCCAGGAGCGGCGCGATGGTGACGCCGGAGACGACCTCGAGCGCACCCACCTTGCCGTTCCGCGTCCGGCGCCTGAAGACAGCCGGCGCATCGAAGCGCAGGAGATCCTCGAGCAGCTCCTGCTGCCAGGAGTCGAACGGCGTCAGGCCGTCGGGCTTGTCGAAGAACTTCCGGGCTGCCTTGACCTGGTCGCTGACGTCTTCCTCGACGCCTTCATCCGGGGCAATCGACCAGTCGAGGGAGCGAAGGTCGTCCTCGATGTGCTCGATGCACAGCCGCGCGACGTCCCAGGCCTGAAGGATGCCCTGGAGCGTCGTGAAGCTGGGTCGACCGGTGTTCGCGCGCGGCCGTGCGGCGGTGTTATGCCCGGTGGGGTAGTCCCACTGACGAGGCGGCGTGCCGCGGGGAAAGAACTGGTCGAGAGGCCTGCCGGGCGCAAAAGCGCCACCCGTCTCCATCCCCTGCAGCTGCATCGCGCGCTGCTGCTCGGGGGTCGGCGCCTGACCGCCCATCATGGACCCGATCGCCGGCCCAACCGCGGCTACGGCAGCGACCTCCTGCCCCGCTGCCGCCTTCGACATCTCCTCCCAGCGCGCGCGGCGCTGGTTGAGGAGCCGAAGCTGCTCTCGCTCGCGTCGCTGAAGCTCGGCGAAGGACGGGTGCGGCAACGGCGTCCTCCTCTGTCACGCAATCCGGGCGGCGGGCAGCTCGGGCCGGATGGCTTCGCGGCCCTTTTCCGCCATCCGAGACCAGGCGTCGATGAAGGCCTGCCCCTGACCGGGCTTGTTTCGCGCCGCAACGGCGAGCGCCAGGCTCATCACGGCGTCGTCGTGCTGGCCCTCGGGAGCCGAGTAGCGGACGCCGGTCCGGGTGTACTCGAACTCGAAGACCTCGAGCTCATTGCGGATGACGCCGTCCGGGAAGGTGACCTCGTGGCGCTGGATCGCGACCGACAGTCCCTCCATCAGCCGCTGCTTGGACTGCGGCGAGAAGACGTAGCCCTCGAAGTTCTGCCCGCCTTCCTTCTGGAGGAGCTCGACGATCGGGTCGCCGACGCCAGTCGCATCGACGATCGCCGGTCGTTTCCCGGTCGTCTCCTTGACGCGGGCGATGGTCGAATCCCAGCTGGCCTGGAAGCGCTCCCAGGCGGCGACGTGGCCCTCCCTGTCAAGGCCGGTGCCAACCGTCCAGTCCTGCTTCTTCGCGAGGTCCCAGCCGAAGTGAACGGCGGGCGCTGGCGAGAGCGCGTCTCCGAAGAGGTCCTGGTGCATCCGGATGCACGTGCGGATGTGCTCGAGGCCGAACGGGTTGGAGCCATCGTCCGAGGGGACGGCGAGGAACAGCTCCTGGAACGCGGCCTCGGGAAGCTGCCGCTTCGCGTCCTCGATGTCCTCGAGGGTGATTACCTTGGTGGTGGCCGGGATCCGGCCGGCGTGTTTGAGGTCCGCCAACCCGGCGGCGGCGTCGTAGGCCGTCAGCCGGAAGTGCCGCATGTTGGGCTCGCCGCCCTCTGCGCGTCTGGCCAGCCGAAAGGCCCAGTTCTTCGAGCCCTTGACGTTGCCGATGATCCGGATCCGGCCGCCGGTCGCCGTCAGGGTGGACCGGATGGCGATCCAGGATTCCTCGCGGCAGCGGGTCGCCTCGTCAATCACCGCCGCGTGGACGTCCTCGCCGTAGAGGTTGTCGGGCTTCTCGGCCGTCTTGAACCAGATGACCGTCCCGTTGGCGAGCGTGATCGTGAGCTCCGTCTCGTTCGATCTCGCGAGCTCGACGCCGGTCGCGATGGACCGCTGCCGAAGCCATCTCCGCAGGCGCCGGTAGGCGATCTTGGCCTGTGGGTAGACCGGGGCGACCCACCAGTAGTTCCACCCAGAGCGGCCCTGCATCGCCTGTTCAAGCAGCCAGATGAGCATGGCCACCGTCTTGCCCGTCTTCGTCGAGGCTTCGACGATGACGTAGCGCTCGACGCAGTCGAGGAAGTCGCGCTGCTTGGCGTAGACCGGCGGCCGCCGGTAGCGGATGACCCTACGAGGCGGCTGCTTCGTCGCCCTGGTCATCGCCGGCGTCGGCGAGGTCGAGTTCAAAGACGACCTCGAGCGGGCCGCCGTCCTTTCCGGTGACCTCATGGGCGGTGCGCTCCTTGTAGGTCTCCGGCTCGTGCGACTTGAGGAGGAACTCGAGCATCCGCTCGGAGTAGATCTGCTCGTAGCAGACGAGCTCGCCGGCCGAAACGACGGGCCGGGTGTAGGCGCCGGTCGCCAGGTTGAGCGCGACCTCCTTTAGCGCATCGAGACCCTGCCGGATGGCGTCGGCGTAGCGCTCCCGGTACGCCTCGTCCTCCTTCAGCCACTGGTAGTGCCGGGATCGGTTGATTCCCGCCGCCTCGCACGCCTTCTTGACGTCCGGGAATTCGGCGAGCGCTTCGAGCACGAGCTGCTGGTGAGCGAGCTTCTCCTGCTGCTGGAGGTCCTGGTCGGTGCCCTTACGTCCGTGTCGGCGTGCACCTGGTCGTACCGTCTTGGTCATCCCTGCCTCCGGATCCGTTCGGCGATCCCCTCGATGGTCGCCTCGAGCCTCGCCCGGCGCCCCTGCTCCTCGGCGAGCTGCCGGCGGAGCTCGACGTTCTCGCGCTCGAGGTCCTGGACGCGCTCGATGTAGCGGGCGATCAGGCCGAGGTGCTGCTCGGCAGGCTCGGGCGTTGCCATGAGCGGCCCGAGGATGTCCGGGACCTCGACCACGGTCCGGATGGTCGTCGTGGCGGACGCGCCTGCGGCTTCGGTCTCGGCTAGGTCCGACGTCGGCGACGGTGGAGTAGCGGGAGCGTGAGCTGCGACGTCCGCCGCCGGCGCCGGATCCAGGCCGGCCTTCGACTCCTCGAGGAGCGGTTCGCACTTCTTGCAGGCGCCGACGTCGACGCGGTGGGTCGGCTGGCCGCAGACCTTGCACCGGACCGTGGGCTGGCGCGGCCGGCGCCGGACCGGAGCTGGGTGCCGCTCGGCGGTCACCTTTCGGATCCGCTCCGCGGAGGCGGCGCGCTGCTCTTCGGTGAACTGGCGCGGCTTGCCGTGCCGATGGCAGACGCCATCGTCATCGAGCTTCCCGGTCAGTCCGCACTTCGTGCAGCGAGCCGAGGAGGGAGCGGGCGGCCCCTGGCTTTCGCTTCGGGCGTCCGGCTGGCGGCTGTCCACCGGCTTCGGCCGGGCCGCCGGCAGGGACGTTGGACCCACCCGCTCGACCTCCGCGACGCGGGGCCCGGGATGCGCTATCGGCTCGGCAGGCCCAGCGGGCTGATCTGACTCGAGCTCGGCGATCTCTTCGAGCCCCGCGTCGTCGTCGTCCTCTTCGGGCTCCGGCTGCGCGAGCTTGGCCTCCTCGTGCTCCTGGAGCCAGCGCCTGCAGTGCACGTAGCGGTCGGTGCCGGCAGTGCGGCCGCCGCCCGGATGCGGGACGAGGCCCAGCGGTGCCAGGCGCGCACAGTTGGCCGGGCTGGAGATCGGGTCACAGCTGCAGGTGGTGATCGGCGCCTTGTCGACCTGCTGGACTCGGTCCGGCATGTGGACTGTGATGGCCTTGCCGCGCACCGCCTGCTCGCGGCCGACGCGGGCATGGTTCCGCCAGACGTTGCCCGGCCGCTGGCGCCAGGTCGCCAGGTGCGGGTCGACCTCGAGCAGATCGTGCTTCACGGTGACGCGGTCGTAGCGGTGGGCAGCATCCGGCCGGATGACGGCGGTCCGCTCGAGCACGGCGACGACCTCGACCTGGCGCCCGTTGTAGAGCGCCAGTAGCGGGCGATCCTGGTCGACGACGATCTCCTCGTCAGCGCGCTCGGCGAGCAGCTTGTCGAGGCGCACGACGGCGGCGATGGCCGTCACGGCCGCACCAGGTACTGGAGCGGGCATCCAGTCACCGCCAGGGCGACCACCGCGGCGGTCGCGAACCAGCGTCGCGGGCTCACCGGCAGCAGGCCTCTCCGCACTCGTCGCCGAGGTCGCGCTGCCGGTAGTAGGGGTGGCCGTCGGCGTCACGCTCGACGACGAACCCCTCCGGCGCCGGCTCGACCCACTCGACGCAGTCGAGGTCGCCGCAGACGCAGGCTGTCTCCTGGCCGTAGATGCGGCTTCCTGGGTCGCCGAAGTGGTGGACCTGGTTCAGGGCAGCAAGCGGGTCTCCGCCGCCGGCGATCAGCGGATTTCGGAGGCAGTCGCCCGGGATCCAGCCCGCCGTCTCGTGCAGGCGCTCCGGCATCAGGCGGTCCTGACGCTCGACGTCGTCGAGATCCTGGTCACACATGGGTGCCGAGGAGTTCCCCCACCTGGTGTCGCTGGATCAGGTCGACCTCGCCTGGCTTTGGCAGTCGGATGCGCTTCGCGCCAGCCAGCTCCTTCTGGAGCTGTTCGCCGAGCTCGCGGCTCAGCAGCTGGAGGACGTGCTCGGCGTGGTCCGGACGCATCGCCGTCCAGAGCCTTCGGCGAGCGCGGTCTGTCAGGCGGACGATGCCGCTGTCGTTGTGGTGAACGAGCAGTCCCTTTCGCGCGTATCGCTCGCGGTGCAGGAGTTGCTTGCGGAGGCCGGCCAACTCGTTCGCTATGAGGTCGCGGCCTATGCAGACGAAGCACACCGCGTCGCGGCTGCTGCCGCTGTCGCAGTCGCCGCCGCACCGGCGGCAGCTGAGGACGATGCTCAATCCAGTGGGACCTCCGGTTCAGGCGTCAGGCCGCAGCGCCGGCAGAAGCCGACCGTGTTGTAGTCGCAGCCCTCGCGCTGGCAGACAGCGCGGGCGATCGAGGCCGGCGCGTTCAGTGCGCAGATCCCGAAGAGCAGCGCATCGAGCTGCGGATCGCGCTCGAAGGCCCTGAAGACACGGTGCTCGACCGCCATCCGGTCGACCTGGGCCGGCGCCGGCGACAGCAGGCCGAGGTCGAGCAGCTCGTTGACCTCGGCCGGCCATGCCCGGGCGCTCACGCCTGGCCACCGGTCAGCAGCATCGCCAGGTCGCCGGTCGCGAGCAGGGCTGCGAGCGTGACGAGGAAGGCATTGACCACCTGCCAGGCGGGGTGCAGGCCGGGCGGGAAGGGCGGCGGGATCACAGGGGCAGCGGCGCGACGTAGAAGTTGGCGGCCGCCGGCGCCAGCACGCTCCCCGAGCCGATCCACTCGTAGGTCCACTCGCCCGGCTTGCCGGTGGTGTCGAGCACGGCGTGGTAGTTGCCGGTCGAGTCCTTCACGATCGAGCCGGCACCGCCGTACGTCCACGGCGAGGCGGCGTTGTTCGGGCCCGAGGTGCCGTCCGGCGCCGCGAACTTGAGAGTGACCGTGGTCGGGTCGACCGCGTTGCCGTTGCTGTCGGTGAAGGCGACCGAGACGCGGACGCCCTGGCCGGCCATGTAGGAACCGCCGTAGCTCATGCCGCCTTGTCTCCGATGGTGGCGAGGGCGGCGAGCGCCTCCTTGCCGGCGAGGTAGTGGTTGGCGATCTGGGCGGCGCTGAGCTGCGAGGGGTAGAAGCCCACCGCCGCCAGGGGGCCGTTCCAGAACTCACCGAAGGACGGGGTTGCGTTGATGATGCTCGCCCCGATCGTCAGCGGCAGATTGCTCTGCGTCCACCCGGCGGGGCCGGCGATGGCGCCGGTCGGATTCCCGCCGTCCGTGTAGAGCTTCAGGTTGGCGCCGTCCCACGTTGACACGAGCTGGTGCCAGCCCGTGTTCATGGCGGCGTTGCCGCCCGGCCACGAGAAGTTGACCTGCTTCGTGTTGGCGGACCCGAGCCAGAGGTTCATCGAGCCCGAGGTGTAGAGACCGCCATCTGGAGAGGCGGCGTTGAGCGCGATCGCCCAGCCGCCGCCGGCATTCTGGAAGGGTCCCGTCGACACCAGGCGCGGGAACTGGTAGCGGCTGCCGAAGGCGGCGTTGTACCAGACCTCGACCGAGAACGGATTGGCGTTCGCCGGCGGAACGAAGCCCGTATCGATCAGTCCCGCGTAGTCCACGACGGTGCCGACCGCGTAGGTGGCGTTGGCCGTGAAGCTCTGGACGGGGATCGAGGTGGCGCCGGCGGCCACCGCCTGGCTGCTGGTCGGGTTCTGCGAGGGCGAGCCGCCGAAGTTGATCCGGAGCAGCGCCCCGCTCGGGATGGCGAACGGCAGCGGGCTCACCTGGAGGGCCGTGACCTGCTGGCCGCTGGTGATCTGTGCGGTCAGCGCCGTGTCGACCATGAAGTGGGCGACGGTGCGGCCGGAGCCGGGGCCGACGTCGGCGGCAAAGTTGACCCCGCCGGTCGGGGCGGCGCTGTGGGCGCCGGTGGCGTCGGCCGCCTGGATCGCGGTCGCCGCGTCGTCCAGGAGCCAGAGTCCCGATGGGCCGTCGCTGAGCAGGACCGCCTTCAGCTGCGAGAGCGCGCTGCGGCCATCCGCGAGCGTGGCCAGGTAGGCGGCCACGTCGGAGTTGGCGGCCTTCCAAGCGGGGGTATCGGCGATGGTGGCGGGCATCAGGCCTTTCCGCCGGAAATCAGCCGCCGAGCTGGCGGTAGCAGCTGCGGCAGAGCACGGTCCAGGCCACGCACTCGACCGTGAGGTCCTCGTCGGCACCGCAGGCCGCGCAGACGGGAGGCTTCGGGGTGCGAGCGCGTTGGGGTCGCTGGACGGCGAGTGGGTCCGGGACGAAGAAGTAGTTGGCGAAGATGAACGTGTATGGCTCAGAGCGGTACGTGGGCTCGTCGACGAAGCGGCCGGGGTCGAAGGCGACCTCGTTGCCATGCATGACAACCGCGTGCAGAATGCCGGGGTAGACCTTGGATCGCACCGAGGCGATCCACCAGGGCGACCCGAGCCAGAAGGACTCGACGTGCACCGAGCCGATGCCAGGCTCCCGGAAGGCGAAGTTGCCGAGACGGAAGACGTAGCCCTCGTGCGCGAGCCAGTCGTCGACGGCGGCGCCCCACCAGCGGCCGCTCTCGTCGGCGACTCGCGCGAAGTCCCAGACCTCGTCGTACTCGCGCTCGAGCACCGACGCGACCGCGGCCCTGAGACAGTCCCCCTTCTCTCGCTGGCGGACCGGGATCACGCGGTCCTCCAGGAGTGGCCCTCGTCGAGGTAGCCGTGCCAGGTGAACTCGGCGCCCTTCCAACGGCAGGTGACGAGGATGCTCTCGCGAATCTCGAGCGAGCCATCTGCACACTCGCGGAAGACGTGCGGGGGCGAGCAGACGTGGGCGAGGTTCTTGAACTTGCGGGCGAGGGCGTACTCGTCGTCGGTCCAGTCGTCCGGCTTCTTCGCCGGCATCAGGTCGACCGGCAGCAGGAAGAACACCGCCGGGATCTCGCCCGGGTATCCCGAGATGGGGCCGAGGTAGTCCCCGGGCTCCGCGAGCTCGTCGTAGGGGTCGGCTCCGTCGACGTGGTGGATGCGGCGGCCGATCATGGCGTCAGCTCCCCGTTCTGCAGCCAGCCGTGCCACCCCTCGGGGCGGCCGGGGTTGACGTTCAGGCTCGGCGCAACGGTGACGTTGGGCGGCTCGCCGGTCCGGGTCCACTTCAGGTACGGCGGATCCGACTCCGGGCAGTCGAGGCAGACGAGGCCCGCCGGCGTCATCACCTGCAGGTGGGGGAAGGGGCGCGGATCCGCGTCGTGCTCGTCGACCTGGTGGCGGCCCCAGACCATGGCGCCGACGCGCTGGCCGTTGTCGTCCCAGCAGTCCATGACCCGGTCGACCATGAAGCAGCGCGTGCTCATGGGATCGGCCACTGCTTCTCGTCGTTGGGGTCGAAGCACTTGACCGCCGGCGGCCCGGACATCGAGACCGGGTAGTCGGCGTAGGGCCGGCTGCCATCCGGGCAGTGGACGACCGGGTAGGCCAGCTGCGGCGCCCAGAGCGCGGCCAGCACGAGGGCTCCGAGTGCCAGCAGGATGAGCGCGACGCCGCCCGTCAGGGCGATGATCCGGGGCGCGGTCACGGCGCTGGCCGGCGGAGCCGCCAGGTGGCGCCGTCGGTGAAGGCGATCAGGCAGATGACGAGCGCGACCAGCACGAGCGCCACCAACACCCAGAGGCCGGGCTGCGAGGCAATCAGCCAGACGGCGGACAGAAAGCCGAGGAGAGCGGTCATCGGGTCACCTCCCGCGGAGCCAGTAGTGGCCGTAGAGGCCCAGGACCTCCCAGCCGAAGAGCGCCGCCAGCGGCCAGAGCAGCGAGAAGCCGCAGAGCCAGCAGGCGACGACCGCGCCGGCAATGAGGAAGGCGGCCCAGTGCCAGGCCTCGGCGAGGCGCTCGCCGGTCATCCGCGGTGCTCCCAGCTCCACTGCGCGCCGCGGCGGGCGGCGTACACCTCGCCCGAGATCACCCGGCGGACCGGGAGTCCGGCGAGGCGGTCGTCGAACGCCCACTCGCGCTCCGCCCGCCACACGGCGTCCAAAAGCGAGTCCAGCACCGACCCCAGCTCGGCGCAGCGGGCGGCGACCACAGTAGGGTCTTCGACCGCGAAAGCACCAGGCGGGTCAGGACGTGGTCCAGGCGGGAGGTGCGGGAGCACGGCACTACCAGGTCACTGTTCCGTCGAGGTCGTAGGCCAGCACCGGCGCCGTCTTGGCCGCCTTCCTGCCGCGGTCCTTGACCAGGTTGCCCATGACCGTGAAGAGCCAGTGGCGGAGGTGAGGGAGCCCGCGCCACTCCGGCTCCTTCTCGACCAGGCGCAGAAGCGTGTCCTGCACGAGGTCCTCGGCCTCGGCCGGCCCATCGGCGAACCTCCGGGCGCGCTGAAGCAGCGAGGGTCGGAGCGCTGCGATGACGTCGGCTGAGACCAAGCGCGAGACTCCCTCTATGAGAGACAACGTCGGGTAGGTCTGCACGCCGGGTAATGTGATGGCCACGCTGTCAGACCGCCTGAGCCCGGGCAGGAGTCATCAGGTGGCGGAGCGCACGGGGCCTTCCGATCTCGTCGACGTCGAGAAGTCGCTGCACGCGCTGAACGTTGTAGTTGCGGCGGTAGCGGCGGCTGAGCGAGCGGGCGATCGCGCTCCAGCTCTCGCCGCCGAGGTAGAGGCGGAGCGCCGCCTGCTCCTCGGCCGGAAGCTCCCGCAGCCGCTTCATCAGCCACTCGATGGCGCGCCCGACGTTGCCGACGTCACTCTCTGACAGCTTCACGAGCGACAGGTGCAGCCCGGCCGGCGCCTCCGCCAGCTCGGCGGCGTACTTGGTCGCCCAGTCGCGCTGGGGCGCCGGCGCCGGCATCAGTACCTCGAGGCGCTCGCCGGCCTCCGGTTGCTCGTCGAGCCAGGCGACGAGCGTGCCCGAGTCCTCCTGCTCCTGGCGGATCTTCCAGGCGGCGACGACCAGGTCCTCCTCGAGCTGGGGCCAGTTGAGGCGGAAGGTCGAGCGCCGCGGCCACTCGACGGCGGGCTTGGCCTGGCGGCTGTGCGCCTCGTGGACGTCCCACAGCTTCTGGCACTCGCGCTTCAACCATGGCTGCAGGTCGGGGAGCGTCCGCCTCTTCGGCTCCCTGGGCTTGGGCGCCTCGACGACGACGTCGGCAGGGCGGGCGCGGACCTCGACCTCGACCACACGGGGGGCCGGATCCGCCCGCAAGTCGGCCGGGAAGTAGGTGCGGCGCGGGCTCATCTCAGATCCTCGGGGTCGGTCCTGAGCAGCTCCTCGCAGACGTCCTCTTCCACCCACAGGCCCGGCCGGACTGGAACGCTGGCATTGCCGCCCATGGGGACGTGGCCGCCGAGGCCAGGCCGGTGGTTGCCGACGCGGACAAGGTCCTGCCAATCGCCGAAATCGGCCGCCCGGTCCACGCTCATTCGAGCTCGTGCCCGCAACAGGGGCAGCGGCGCTGGGTCTGCCGGCGCCGGACCTCCTCCCACACCAGCTCCGCGATGAGCCCGTGGCGGGAGGTCACGTGGTACGCCTCCAGGAGGAGGCCGACCTGGTTCTTGACCGTCTTCTCGGCGAGGCCGAGCTCCGCGCCGAGCTCCGCGGAGGTGAAGTCCGGGTTGGCCCGAACGGCGTCGCGGAGGCGGCTGAGCGCCGGGGTCAGCGGGCCTCTCATCCCCGGCCTCGCACGCCGATCTCCCAGAGGCCGAGGGGGATCGACTCAGGGCGCTCTTTAAGCCAGACCTTGACCTGGAGCGGCTGTCGGTGGAGGGCGGGGTCGAAGTGATCGCAGGTGGGGGCCGCCCAGACCACCATCGGGCCCATGCGCCGGCAGATGCGGAAGCAGTTGGCGGCCAGTCGGCCACAGCCGGGGCAGCAGAGCGACACGTAGTCGCAGGGGCGCCCGAGCCGCGTCGCCAGGTCCATCAGGGCGGCGCGATTCTACGTCACGCAGGACCGTTCTACGTCATGCGGAAACGACAGACACGCCGACGCCCGGCTCGTCGCCGTAGCGCTTCTGCGCCAGGACGTCCACGACCAGGCCACCCCGAGACGTGAGATACGGGACTGTATCTAAGGCCCTCTGACAGGCGCCGGCGATCTCACGATCTGGAGCGCTAGTAGCCCGCCCACAAGTTCAAGGGGCCCGAATAGGCGTCGCTTAACCGTTGGATGGAGGGGGTCCCGGCCCTAAAATAGCAGCGCCCCCGGGAGTGGATCGGTCCAACCGGCTGCTAGCACAGCCGCCCAACCTCTCCGCCCAGGCCCGGTAAGCCCAGGTTCGCGAGTTCGATTCTCGTCGGGGGTACACCCTCAGGGCATCGCCCCACCGCTGACGAGCACCTCACTCGCTCGGAGTGTCCCACCGGAGGCGCTGACCCGCACTGTATCAGACCTGTTAACGGAACAGGGATCCCTTCGCGCCGTCACTTCCCCGTCATTCGGCCCTCGTACCGATCCGATTCGACACGGCGCCGACGTCCTCAAGGGTGATCTGCCGCACCCGCGGCGCCCAGCGCTCGGCCTTGCCGCCGCGTGCCAGCTTGACCTTGCGCCAGCCCCAGAGCTCGAGCACCGTGCCCGGCGTGGAGAGCCAGTCGTGGGTCTCCTGGGCCCGCTCCTCGAGGAGCTTGCGGAGGTGGCCGGCGAAGTCGGCGCCGGTCGACTGGATCCCGACCACGCCGCGCTGAGGGTCGAGGGCGATGATGTCCAGGATCCCGAAGAGGTCCTGGCGGATCCCGTGCGGGCCAACGTGCTGGTTGAAACGCTCGACGATGGCGGCCACGCGACCCTGCTGGCGGAGTTCGCGGAGCGTGCGCTGGGTCGGGGTCAGCCCGGCCATCAGGCCTCTTTCTGGCGGAAAGCCGCCGCCAGCCCGCGCATCCCCTCGGCCGCCTTCCTGGTCGATTCGGCCAGGTACTCCAGCGCGGCGCCGGCAGACTCGGCGATGTATGGCACGGCCTCCCGGATCTCGCGGTACTCGGCGTCGGTGAGGTCGCGGCCCTCGCGGATCTTCTGCCGCAGCTGCCGCATCCGCTCGGGGGTCATTCGGTCAGGAACCCGTTCTGGTCCAGCGTGTTCGCGGCCGTCCGCAGCTGGCGGGCGACGCTGACGATCTCGCGCCGGCGGGCGACCGGGTCGCGGATCTCCGGCACCGCGGCGAGGTCGCGGGTCGAGCGATTCAGGATCTCGTTGGCGGCGCGCAGCCGCTCCTCCTCGGTCACGCCACTCCAACCTCGATCATCCGCTCCACGAGATCCAGTGCCGACTTCTGGAGCGTGACCACGTGGAGCGCCTGCGTCGCGCGCTTCACCGACGCCTTGTCCGTGAGCGGTGGCAGCGCCTCGATGCGCTCGGCCTCCTTGACGAGCCCAGCCGCGCGCAGCCACGTCGGCGCACTGACGCGGCAGTGCCGGTCGAGCGCCAGGTACGAGCGCCGCAGCTCGGTCGCCTCGTCACCGCGCGTGTTGACGAGGCGCGGGATCAGCGGCTTCAACTGCTGGCGGTCCTCGTCGTTCATGGCGTCGTTCCACGAACGCAGGAAGCCAGCGATAACAGGCGAGGCGCACACTGGCGAATCCGACCACTTCTCGCCGGCCACGTAGGCCACGGCCTCCATGACACACATCGCCGCGTGGTCGGAGTGCGAGCCACGTTCGAGGGTGAGGGTGTCCAGGAATGCATCCAGATCGAGCGTTCGTGTCATGGCTTGTCTCCGCCCGGCTCGGCGCCGGCTATGAGGCTGTCGCGCTCCTCACGCGCCGCTCGGATGCCGCGGATGGCGCAGGCAGCGAGCTCGAGCAAAGCGGTCTCGCTCCTGGTCGCGAACAGCGCCTCGCCCGCCTCGTCCTGGCGGGCGATCTCCTCCAGCAGGTCCTCGAGCAGCACCTCGTGCGTGTACGCCGGCGCGAGGTGTCGAGGGGTGGGCTCCGTCTCATGGGTGCGCGGCGGCTGCTCGCCTCCATGGGTAAGACCGGCGACTGGTCTCATCCGATCACCTCCCTGAGCAGGCCGCCGGCGTGGACCGGCTGACCGCTGCGGTTCTCTGGGCGGCCGCGGCCCTGCTGCTTGAGCCACTCGCCGTTCGCCTCCTGGGCGGCGGCCATCAGCGAGGGCGCGGTCATCTTCTTCGGCTTCGAGGTCGACTCGGCATAGGTCCGTTCCATGGCGCTGGTGATGACCTCGGTGGGGGCGGGCAGAGCAGCCAGGACGCCTGCCTGGGTGGGCATGAACTCGGTCGGCGTCAGGTCGGTGAGTGCGCACCACCACGCCACCAGGACCCGGATGCGGTCCTCGAGGTCGGCCTCGCTCCAGGTTTCCTCTCCACCCCTGACCGACGGGGAGTTGTCCACAGACTTAGCCAAAGAGGGACCTACGGGGGTGTTTAGATCCTCTTCATGCTCCGCTCCGCTCCGATCAGCGCGCGCGCGCCCAGGCGCGCGAGGATTCCGAACTGCGCGGCTCTCGGAAACATCTGATTCCAACGTGGAAACGTGTGATTCCACGAAGGCCTTTCTCTGATTCCATCCGGCATCCGAAACGGCCCCATCTCCAGTTCGCGGGAGCTTGCCCTCGGCCTTCGCCTTCTTCCACTCGCGGACCTGAGAGTCGGTCATCACGCACGGGTGGAAGCCATCTGGCGTCGGGTACTCGGACCACTCCAGGCGGTCGGTCTGCAGCCGCTGGTGCTCGAACCAGGTGCGGATCCACCCGTACCGCTGCCCGCGAACCTCGTAGAGCTCGACATAACCGACGTCGACCAGGGCCTGGAGGGCGCGCTCGACCTGCCGATCGCTGACTTCCTTGTGGTACGGCAGCACCTCCTCGCGCACCTCCTCGAGGCTGGCGGGGAAGCGACCCTGGTCGTCGGCGAAGGTGATGAGCTCGAATGCGAGCAGGTGCGGGAGCACCCCCAGCTTCGATATCTGCCGGTGCCTGCGCAGCTCGGGCTTGACCGACCTGATTCGCTCGCGGTGCATCTACTCCCCCTCGTGGCGTGACGTCTTGTGGGTCGGGAACGGGACGACGTTGTCGGGCAGCTGCGCAGGCCTCGGCGCCGGTGGCAGCGGGCTCGCCGCCAGGCGCCGGAAGTCACGACTCCGAGAACACGAGGCGAAGTGCGGCATGAAGCGCTCCTCGGGCGGGACGCGATCGCCGGTGCCGATGATGCCGTAGCGCCAGCCATCGTTGGTGAGCTCGAGGCGCAGGTTGCCGGCCGGGTTGGGGCCGACGTCGATCGGCGCCGCCTTCCCGGTCCGCTCGTGCTTCACCCAGAAGATCTGGGCGCCGCAGCCGCGGCAGTTCTCGGCGTGGGTGGGCGTGATCACCCGCGATCCCGACCCACGATCTGCGAGAGATAGACGCCATCTACCCTTGGCAACTGCGGGACCGCTTTCGACTCCAGCTTGAAGACGGACGAGCCCCGGCCATAGAGATCCACGATCTGGTCGTACAGCGACGCCCAGAGACCGCCTCCGACGGCGCGACGCCGCACCGCGGCTGCCTCGACGAGATCCTTGCTCTTACTTGCTGCGAGCCTCGCTACCAGTCGGTCGCGCTTGATGTCCGGGTAGTTGTGCAACAGCGCAGCGACTCCCGTGACCATCGCTTCGCCAAACCCCTTTTGATCGCCCGGTCCCCATGCCGCCAGGAGAACGTCCAGAGTCGCGTCGAGCTGGCCGAGTCCCCATGCAGCCTTCAGCGCCCCCTGACATGACACTGCGCCAGGCGACGATTGCCGCGAACTCGTCGAGAGGAAGAGGCCACGCTCCGAGAGGGCGCTGTCGATTGCGACGGCCGCCTCTGAGCGCGCCGTCACCTCTGCTTTAAGCCGGGCCACCGCTTTCGCGGCCCGTCTCCATGTGTTGAGCTCGATGAATAGCCGGGCGCCCGCTGCTCGCCAGTCGAAGCCAGGACGCTCTCGCAGGTCGTAGTGCACCTTCACCACAGCTCTGCCGTCCGGCAGACCCCCCGCTGCTTCCCAAAAGCGAAGCCCCTGAAGTCTCGTTCCCCCGTCGATCACCGCCAGGCCGCGGTCGGTCGGCACCACATGGATCGGGTCATAGAGGTCCCACCGCCAGCCCTGCTGCATCAACCCGAGGACATAGCGACGGTCGCGGTCCTCTTTGGTGTTCACCCCTGGGTCGATGTACAACCGGACGATTGGGACGTTCTCCAGCCGCAGATCGTCCGACCACCGCACCAACTCGTCGCTCATTTATCTCTCGTCCTCTCTTGGATGTAGGCGGCCAGGTCCTCGGCGCGAACCCGCACCGAGCGCTGGCCCACGTCGACGCCTCGGAGCTCTCCTCGCTCAATGAGGCGGTAAGCCTCCCGAACGCTGATCGCGAGGATTGCCGCGACCTCCTTCGGCCGCAGCAGTTGCTTCGGGTCTTCGCTCAGGGCCGTCCCTCCATGCCCTTGGCGATGCTCTTGCAGGTGACGCAGATCCGCGTGATGCCGGGCCGCACGTCGTGCACGGGCTGGACCTCGATCCAGGTCACCTCACCGCACAGCGAGGCGGCGCCGGCGCGCTCGAACAGGTGGTGACGGTCCGGGAAGCAGTGGCGCACCGGGCGGCCGACGAGGAAGCCGGCGGTGGGTGTCAGCACTGGACGGTCCCCTCCACCCGTGGCCGCAACTCCGAGGCCTCGCCCTCGGTCAGCCGGCGCACCAGGTGGTAGGCGATGCCGTCGCTTACGCCGTGGTCGGTCTCCGGCATGCCGACGCCGGTGAGCACGCGCCGGCAGACATCCGCCAGCGTCGTCTGGACGAAGACGTCGTCGCCGTCACCGCGCGCCGCGACGGCGTGCCAGACCGGGTACGGCCCACTCGTGTCGACCACCAGGCTCACTGCGATCGGCGGCCGCGTCGGCAGCTGCCAGGCGCGCTCGGCGGGGATCTCCATGACCTCGGTCGTGAGCGGGCTTTCGAAGGCGTCGCGCTGGTGCGGGGTCACGTCTGTGTCCCCCGGCGCAGCCGCGCCTTGCCGAGGTCGTACTCGGCCTGCAGGTTGGCCCAGGATCCAGCCGGCGTGCCGAGCAGCTGCTCGAGCGCGATCGCCACCCTGGGTGTGATCCGCGACTCATCCCTGACCAGCTGGTTGACGTACTGGCGCGACTTGCCGAGGCGCCTGGCCAGCTCCGCCTGGCTCACCTTTCTGTCGGAAAGCGCCTGGAGCAGGACCTGCCCGGGCGATCGCATCTCGTGGTCGGCACCCATCAGGCCGGCTCCTCCTCGAGCTCGCGCTGCTCCTCTTCGGAGCGCGCGTCGAAGCGCACGAAGACCAGGTCGACCGCAGTGTTGGCCAGCCCGACGTCGATGTGTTTCGCGCACCACCAGCGCGACTCGGCCACGCCAGTGCCGGCGATCGCCGGTCCACCGCAGACGCAGCAGATACGGATCTCGGACGTCGTGACGATCGTCGGCCCCCTCACCGGTCGGACCTCGCCAGGCGCTCGGCGCAGGCCTCGGCCGCCCGCCGCGAGCGATGGTGGTGGGCGCAGCTGCCGAACCGGGTCACGACCTCGAAATAGCCCGCCTCCTTGCGCAGCCCGAGCACGCGCGGCGAGGCGTACTCGATCCGCACGTCGGGGGCCGGTGCGGGGTCGAGGACCACGAGCACGGGCCTCGTCATGCCGCCCGCCTCGGCGCACGCGAGTGGCGCCGGCGGAGCTCGGCCGCTACGCGGATCGTGAGCAGGTTCACCTCGAGCCCCAGCTCGCCGATCCGGTCGGCCAGCTCCCGGCGGGCGCGCCAGTCGCCGACGATGTACCCGCCCCAGCCGGCCGGGACGCCGAAGAGGACGCCGACGATGAGGATGGTGGCGGCGATCTGGAGGCTCATCGGATCGCCTCCATGAACTCGTCCGCGATCCGCCGGCGGCCCTTCTCGACCAGCCCCAGCTTCCGGAGCTTGGAGAGGATCACGCCCATGGTCGAGGCGCCCGGGGAGTAGCCGGTCGCCTCGCAGAGCTCCTCGTGGCTGGGCGCCGACGGGTAGAAGTCGATGAGTGCGAGCAGCACCTTCCGCTCGCCCTCGCCGATGCGCGGGTGCGTCAGCCAGTGCTGCAGCAGCGCTTCGCCGCGCGGCCGCTCCTGGATCCCGCCCGCCGCCTCGAGGCCGGCCGGCGTCGCCTTGATCGGCTGCCCGGGTTCGACGTAGCCGAGGCGGCGCAGCTTGGCCAGGATGACGCCCAGCGTCGAGGCCTTGGCCGAGTAGCCGGCCAGGAAGGCGAGCTCGTTGTGGGTGCGGCCCTCCGGCCACTGGGCGAGGATGTCGAGGACGGTGCGCTCGCCCTTGCCGAGGCGGCCGTCGACGTCGTTCGGGGGCTGTGCGGGGCGCACTCCCTCTGCGCGCCCCGCTGTCCTTTCTGGCCTGCTCGATCGTTCGCTAGGCCGCTCCTCCTTCCCCGGCTGTGGGACCGGGCGGGGGGTGGGGGTCGAGGGCTCAGCACCCCGACCGCCCCGTCCGGTGGGCAGATTCACGACCAGGCCGACGGTCCTCATCTCCGCGATCAGGTCGCCGACGCGCTCACCGAGCCGCGACTCCCATTCGTCGTCCCGCTGCTTGATTGCCGCCTGGACCGCCTGCTCGACGTGGATCGCGCCGGCGCGCGCGACCTCGGCCTCGAGCTCGCGGATCCGGTCGCGCAGGGCGTTGGCCGCGGCCTGCTCGCGAGCCGCCGTCTGGGCCACGTCTGCGTGCGCACGCGCGATCTTCTCGAGCTCGCGGATCCGCTTCTGCAGCTCTTTCGGGTCCTCGGCCTTCGAGCGCTCGATCGCCGCCGTCATTTGGCTCCGGATCTCCTCGAGGTCCGGCTGCGCCAGCCGCTTCGGCTCGACGCGGCGCTGCCCGATGCGAGGCGTCGCCGAGGAGTCGAAGGTCCGCGGCCGGCGGATGGCCGTCGTCGCCAGCAGCTGCAGGTCCGGGTGGCCGCTCGCGATCACCGCGGTGCCGGTGGCCAGCTTGGCCAGCCCAGCCTTCACCACGCGCGCCTCCTCGGCCGTGGTGTTCGCCTGCAGCCAGTCGTTGATGCGCTCCTGGTCGAGGACGCCCGGCGTCCGGAAGGCGACGAGGACGTCGCCGAGCTCGCTGACCTCCTTGTTGAAGCCGGCGCCGCGCTGGGTAAGGAAGAGGCCGCCGAGCCCGTGCTTGCGGCCGAGCTTGACGACGTCCTCGACCGCGCCGAGGCAGATGGACACGTCGGGATCCAGGCCGCGGCCGGACTGCGGCGCGTAGCGCTGGACCTCGTCGACGATCAGCAGCAGGACCTCGCGGTTGTGGTGGTAGAGCGAGGCGAGGAAGGCGGCGACGAAGCGGACCTGCTTGCCCTTCGAGAGGTGCTCGAGGTCGAGGACCGTCGAGACGCCCTTGGTGGCCAGCTCGGCGACCAGACGGCCGAGGTACTGGCCGGCGTCCGGCTCGAGCGGGACGTCGCCGTGGTCCCCGCCGAAGACGACGACCGGGATCCCCTCGCTCTTTCCGTCGGCGGAGGCCTTGAGGCCCCACCAGTCTCCCTTGGGGTCGATGACGCAGAACGGGACGCGGGCGTCGTAGCACTCCTCGGCGATGACGCGGCCGAAGGTGGTCTTGCCGGCGCCGCGGGCGCCGTAGACGACGGTGGCCAGCGTCACCCATTCGATCGGCAGCGCGACGTCCGGCGAGACCTGCAGCGTCCTAGGCATTCCGGAACCTCCAGGGCGCACAGCCCTCTTCGCAGTGGAGCCAGCCGTCCGCCTCAAGGTGGAGGCGGCGCGGGCGGCGATCGTGGCTGCCGTCCTCGGCCAGGTCGTCCTCGTCGTGCAGGTCCGGGCAGATGCCCTCAGCGACCGAGCTGCCGTAGATGGGCATCTCGTCGGGGTCGATGGTCTCGATCTCGGTCTCCGGCCAACCGCTTGCGCGCCAGCGACGCCAGCGGCGCTCGAGGATGACGGGGGCGATCTCCGGCGTCCTACTCGCCACCGCGCTTCCTCCGGACCGAGAACGAGTTGTCGCCGTGGTGCTCGACCACCAGGTCGTCGAGGTCAGGGCCATATGCGTCGGAGCCCGCCGGTTTCCAGTGCCAGCCGCCACGCTCCTCCCAGATGGTCAGGCGCGTGTCCTCGCCGATCGCCCCCTGGACGAGCCAGCGGTCGATGATGTGCATCGGCGCCGGCGGCCAGTCCTCGTTCTGCCCGGCGGTCTCGACGGCCATGACGCGAGTGCCGTCCTGGGCGATGACCAGGTAGCTCACGAGGCGACCTCGGACTGGTGGCGCCAGCGGTCCGGTGCATCCAAGCGGCGCTTCTCGGTCGACCGCAGCTCGGCGCGCATGAGCGGGAGCGGGCTGGCGAGTCGTAGCTTGCAGTCGGGGGTCCGGCAGTAGCCGTCCGGCTCGCAGTCGTTACAGAAGGCCTCGACCGCGCGGCGGTGCTCGGCCAGTTCCTCGACGAGAGCTCGGCCCTCGGCGGCCTGCTTGCGGAGCACCGCCTCCTCGCTGCCGAGCTTCTTGCGCTCGGCGTGAGCGAAGCCGAGCTCATACTCGTGGACAAGCTTGTAGCAGCGCGGGGAGCAGTACTTCCGGACGCGGCCAGCCTCCGAGATGAAGGTGCGACCACAGCCGGGACGCTCGCACGTTCCCGTTCGCCCCTCGCGCACGATCGCTGACAGCGACGGCCAGTCGAGGACCTCGGCCAGTTTGATCGCCCGGTCCAGCCGCGGGAGAGCGGTCCCGTGCAGCCAGCTGTCGAACTGGAAGTGGGAGAAGCCACCTCCGGCCGCCTTGAAGAGGTGAAAGGGGCGCATCTTGCGCGCGGTCATCGCGCGCTGCAACTCGGCCCCGAAGCGCTTGGCGTACTCGAGCCGGCTCGAGTCCTTCGGTAGGAACGTCACCGCACGTCCTCCGTGGGCAGGCCGTCGGTCTCGGCGACGGCCAGGATCGCGGCCCGCTTGGCCTCCTCGTGCGCCGCGCGTCGGTCCGGGTCGTGGGGCGCGCCCTGCCGGCGCCGCCAGGTCGCGTAGACGCGGCTCTGGATGGCCTTGGGCACGCGGGCCCAGTGAGGCCCGCACATCAGCCGCCCGAACGGCACTCGGACGTCGCAGCCGGCGGCTGCGCAGGTGTCGTGCAGGTCGACCTCGACGTCAGCGGCCATCGCCCGCCTCCTCGCGCTTCAGGCAGTCGAGGGAGTGCTCCCATTCGTCGTCCAGGTCCTCAGGGCAGTCGTCCCACGAGATGACGGGGCCGGTGAACGCCAGGCCGTCGGCGGTGAGCTGGACGTTGAGCGCGGCGATCGTGCCGCGCAGCTGCTCGGCGATCGGTCGCGGCGTCTCCGGATCCTCGAAGCGCACGCGCTCGCCGACCCGCCATGGGAGCAACGGGGCGACGCCAGGATCCGCGTACAGCACGCGGCTACTCGGCATTGCCAGGCTCCTCGCCGTGAGCGGGTGAATGCCCTTTATCGAGAGCAAGGCCGATCAGCGCCTCGGTGTCGGCCTTGAGCCCGCGGAAGGCGCTGACCCTCAGACCGGAAAGGTTCCCGCTATCCAGCGCTGCGGTGATGACGCGCAGGTGTCGCTCAGAAAGGCCGACCAGCGCCTCCACCAACCCCAGGAGGCGATCCTTGCCCTCGATGAGGTCAGCGATCTCGTCCCAGGTGAACTCGCGAAAGGTCGCATAGGCGTCATCGCTGTCGCTGGGCTCGTAGCGGACGGTCATGCCCGCTACGCCGGTCAGCGCGACCTTGCCGCCGAGCAGGAGGGCGAAGCGATCGCCGGCCTTCCTCTTCACCGGGGGGCGATCCCTGTGCACGGTGCTGGCGTGCTCATGCCACTCGACCTCGCCAGGGAAGACGACGCTGGGCTCGCAGATGCCGCAGACGAATTGCTTATTCGCGCTCATCGCTGGCCGCCTCCTTCTCCGGCGTCCGGTGGTTCTCCTGCCGGTTTAGCGCAGCATCCAGAAAGTCAGCGAGCGCCCCAGCCAGCACCTTGCGGTCGGCCTCCAAGCTGGCAGCATCCGGGGTCGACCCGTTGGCGGCGTCGGCCTCGTTCTGAGCCAGGCGGCGCTTGTAGTCCTCCCAGGCGGTGATCAGGTTGTGGGCGGCGTCAGCGGGCAGCACGCAAGTACTCCCAGCAGTCGCAGTCCTTGGCTCGGCAGGCATGAGGCTCGCTGACCGAGTGCATCGAGTCCATGTGGCCGCAGGTGCAACGGTTGTGCCCGAGGGGCGCAGTCTTCGTTGTCGCCTTTCTCTCCGGGGGGCGATCCGGTGAACCCAGCGGCGGGCCGAGCGGCGGGCCGAGCGGCGGCCCCATCGACTCACTCATCGCTGGTCGCCTCCGATTACGAGTTCCGGAACCAGGTCGAAGAGCTCCCCGAGCACCTCGAACAGCCCGCAGGTGCAGGTCGTGTCGTGAGTCATCGCGGTCCGGCGGAGCGCGCAAGAGAAGTCGTGGGCGAGGTACGGGTGCAGTTGCTTCGCCACCTCCCGGAGGCGATCTCTCTCGTCGAGGGCGGCCGTCACGTCGGCGCGGATCAGATCGCCCTCGTAGGTGACCGCCGCCAAGAGGTCGGCTCCGTCGAGGCCGGCGAGGTGACGCAGGCGCGAGCCGGCCGTGTCCTCGCTGTCTGCGCGAGCGGCGTCCCCGCCGCCCGTTGGGCCGGCCACGTCGACCGGCCCTCCGGGCATGGCTGCGGGGGGAGAGATTCGAGGTTTGATCGGGCCGCTCATCGGTCGCATGCGTCGCAGAGGTCCTGGCCGTCGCCGAGGAGCTCGACCATGACGACGCCGTCCGCCTCGGTGCGGCCGCACTTCCGGCACTTGGGCTGGTACTTCACGTGCAGCGCGCCCGGGCCGCCGGCGTCGCCGGGGCTCGTGTGGCGCGCGATCGCGGTGGTGATCGCCTCGTCGACGGAGGGCTGCTGGTGCTCCTCCGGGAAGGCCTCGCGGTCCGCCTGCAGGCGCTGTTGGCGCAAACGCTTCCGCTCGGCGTCCTCCCGCAGCTTCTCGATCTGCCCGCCGACGAACTTCTCGGTGGCCGCGGACGGCTTGGTCTTCGCCCCCTTCTTCGCGGAGGCCTTCGGCTTCGTCACCGCCGGCAGCTTCGGCTTGACGTAGCCGGCCGCCGTCAGCATCTCGAGGTACGCCTTGTCCTTCTCGCTCTGGCCGCTCCACCGGTTGCGGAGGCGGCCTTCGCTCTGCGCCATGGCGAGCGCCGTCAGCACCTGCCAGGCCGCCTTCTTCGACGTCTGCGCGTGCTTCACCAGCGCAGTCGAGTAGTCCGGGTAGCCGAAGCGCTGCTTGTCGGCGTCGAGCGACAGCAGCTCGCAGGCCACGCGGCCCTCGTCGGTCCGCGCAGTGTCGGCCAGCTGGACGGCGATGAACGTCAGCTGGGCCGACAGGTCGCCGACCTCGAGCACGTGCGCTGCCGTCTTGGCGCGAGCCTCGGTCTCGAGCTTCAGCTGCTTGTTCTTCCGCAGCTCCTTCTGGCGGCCCTCACTCCGGCGCGCCTGCTCCTGTGTGGCCGCCTTCGCGCGCGCGTCCTCGTCGACGTGGCGCTCGGGTTCGGTGCAGACATGGATGACGCGCCCCTCGCCGTCAATGGCGGCGGCATGACAAGGCTGGTCCTTGTGCTGCTCGACGGTCAGTCCGATCGCCTCGTAGTCGGCGCCCTGGCCCAGGAGCGGCTTCTCCTTGCGGCTATACCAGCCGTACCCGGGTTGCTCCTTCAGGATCTTGACGCCGGCCGACTGCAGCTGCGCCCGCGCCCTGGCCTTGCGCTCCTCGGCCTGGATCGCGTTGAGCTCCTCGCGGACCGCGCCGGCGTACCCGCCGTACCAGCCGCGACTCCCCTTGTCGAGCGCCTTCTTGAGCGCCTCCGGGTGGCCGACGAGCTTGGTCAGCTCGAGCGCGTCGCTCAGCGTGATGTCGCCGGCGGTCACCTTCTTCTGGGCACCGGCCGGCAGCTGCAGGAGCGCCAGGCGCTTGGAGATGTGGGCCTCCGACTTGCCGACCTCGTGGGCCACGTCTTTCTGCGAGAAACCGGCGTCGACCGCCCGGTGGTAGGCGTCGGCCTCCTCGAGCGGGTCGAGGTTCTCGCGCTGAACGTTCTCGATGACCATGGCCAGCACGCGCCGGCGCTCCTCGAAGTCGCGGACGACGACGTCGACGTCCTTGTGCCCGAGCTTCTTGACCGCGGTCAGGCGGCGCTCGCCGGCGACCAGGTGGAAGGTGACGTAGTCCTTCATCGCCGAGTTCCACGAGCCCGGCTCTACCAGCAGCGGCTGCAGGAGCCCGTTCTGCTCGATCGACTCCGCCAGCTCGCTGACGTCGCCGACGTCCTTGCGGGAGTTGTGCCCGGGCAGGACGACGATCTGGTCGACGCGGACCGTGCGCTGGCGCGGGCCCTCGTACTTCTCGGGGCGGTGGTTGCCGTTGGGGGCGGCGCCGGCGACGGGCGCCGGCGGGGTCTTGGTCTTGGCCATCACGCCACCTCCTTCGAGGCGTCTGCCGCCGGCGGCGGGGCCTCCTTCTTCCATTCGAACTTCGTGCTGGTCGACTGCACGATCAGCGGCTCGAGCGCCGCCGCCAGCGAGACGTGCTTCTTCTTGGAGGTCAGGACCGAGCGCAGCCACGTCCCATCGAGGCGGACCGCCTTGGGGATGTCGCCGGCGTAGCCGTGCTGCTCGAGGATTCGCATGGCCTCCTCGATGCCGGTCACGTAGGTCGCCTCGCCGCCCTCCTCCTCGGCCGGCCGCTCGACGACGTCCTTGAGTCGCCGCTCGGTCTGCGGCCAGTGGGCGAGGCCACCGAGGTTGCCGTTGCTCGCGCACCAGGGCGAGAGCACGTCCATGCCGGCGGAGTAGATGCGCTTCGCGGCCAGCACCGCGGCGGCGATGCGCTCGGCCTCGTCCCGGTTCTTCGGGATCCGGAAGGTGACCTCGCCCTTGTCGTCGACCTTGACCGGGAAGTGGCGGGTCGGATGCGCCCCGACCGGGCAGACCTGGCAGTAGGGGTTGGGGACGTAGTCGGTGTCGCGGATCATCCGGCGGACCTGGGTCCGGAGCGCCTTCTCGAAGGCGTCCAGGTGCTCGAGCTCGAAGTCCGCGCCGATCAGCTCGCCGCCGAAGCGGAAGTGGACCTCCTGGAAGGTGCCGCCGTCGATCGGGACGTGCTTGCCGAGCACCAGGATGTTGCTCTGGGCCTGGACGCTCTTCTTCAGCTCCCAGGCGCTGTCGACCTTGAAGAGCGCGGCGTCCTCGTGGTCGACGCCGCGCCCGGTCTTCCAGTCGGTGACGACTGGCCAGCGCTCGCGGACCAGCCGCCAGTAGTCGAGGACGACCTGCAGCTGCACGGTGACCGCCTCGTCCTGCCACTCGAAGTTGAGGCGGTCCTCGAGGCCGGCGTCCTTGGTGACCCAGTAGCCGTTGCGCAGCTGGTACTCGAAGCTCTCGACCATGTAGCGCCAGTCGGCGACCAGGTCGAGGGGCACGCCGCCCTGCTCGTCCACCAGCTGCTGCGCCTGCTCGAGCGTCTTGCCGCCGAGGCGAGCCGCGGCCCAGATGTGGAACGCGCGTCCCAGCAGCCCGGCGCGGATCTCCGGGAGCGGGATCCGGTCGACGTGGCGGAGCTTGTAGTAGTGCGGGCAGTCGATGTAGTCCTTGACGGCCGTGGGGGAGACCGGGAACACGCCCGCCTCCTTGCCGCGCCGGATCCGGAGCTGCTTGGCCGACTCGCTCTGGCAGACCAGCCAGTGCTCCTGGTCGGAGTGCTCCTCGAACGGCCGCCACTTCCCCTCGACGCGAACCCAGCGGACCGACTGTCCGCAGTCCTTGCAGGCGGCCATCTAGACCAGCTCCTCCTGGACGGCGGAGGCCTCGGCCGGCGGCCCGTCGTCGCCCCCGGCAGCCTCGCCGCCCTCGCGCGGGTCGACCGGGGTCACGCCCGCCTTGCGCCGAAGCTCGATCAGCTCCGCCCGGCACTTTTCGTAGCCGAGCGTGAGCTTGCCGTTGAACATCGGCACCGACCACCGGCCCCGGCTCTCGGGGACGTCCTCCAGGAGCGACACCAGCTCGGCGTGCTGCTCGCTGTCCTTGCTCGGCGCCGCCACCTCGCCGTTGGCGTTGGCCTTGGCGCGGCCGTTGCCGTTGCGCCGGCCGCCGCCGCGCTCGCCGCGAGGCTCGTCGTCCTCGTCGGCCATGTCCTGGGTGAAGATGTCGGAGCAGCCGGTGGCCAGCAGCGTGCCCGCCACGAAGGCACGCTTGTCGGCGATCTTCAGGATGGTGTTGGAGAGGTCGGGGATCTCCGAGTTGAGGGTCTTCCCGATCGGCTGGCCCGAGATGCGCTCGTCGCCGAGGGCGAACTCGTGGCCGCAGCCTCCCTTCTTGAGCCAGCAGAACCAGCCGCCCTCGCCCTTCTTCGACTCGTAGATCGTCTCGGCGCCGCAGTCGGGGCACTTCCGCTTGGCGTCGCGGTAGCGGTACTTCGTCTCCCAGCTGCTGCAGGAGCCCTCCGCGCGTGCGATCAGCATCCGGTCGTCGGGCCGAGGGCCGGTCTGCCGCCAGACCAGGCAGGCGCGCCGGTACTCGATGAACGGCTCACCGCCGTGCTGCTTGCCGGTGATGTCGAGGGTCGGATCGGCCGCGTCGACCAGCTCGGGGTGCAGCCCCATCGCCGACAGCAGCAGTTCGGCCCCTGGCTTCCACAGGGACGGCTTGGGCGTCCCCGGGATCGTCCCGTAGTGGAGGCCCTCGACCATGACGCGCTGCATGAACTGGCGCTTCATCTCGACCTGGGCGACCGCCTCGTCGACGCTCATCACGAAGCGAGGCGTCCACGGCGTGATCTCGTGGTTCTGCTCGACCAGCTGACCTCGCTCGACGCGCGTCAGCTCCTTGGTGTCCTTGCTCATCTCACCCCTCCTCCGCGCGCAGGTACTCGCGGCGCGCGTACTTCAGTTGGTCTCGGGCCTCAGTGAGGTCCCTGTCGGGCATGGCCCGGTGGTCGACTGAGACCTGGTCGCTGCCGCAGGTCGGACAGCGCAGCGCGCGCGGGTAGATGTCCCACGCGTGGCCGCAGGCGTGGCACTTCTGCCGGTAGCAGGCGGCCGCGTTGACGTGCGCCCAGCCCTGGCGGGCGCCCGAGTAATGGATCGCCTCGCCGCACTCGCGGCAGGTGTCGGTGATCAGCGGCAGCGGCCGGCGGGCGAGGATCTCGCTCACCACCTCGGGCGGGATCACCGGCCGGTTGTTCTCGCGGATGGCTTCGGTGGTGGCCATCTACGGGACCTCCGTGACGCCGACGGCGTAGACCAGCAGCGCCCATACCAGGGCCACGAGCGCGAGCAGCACCACGACGTCGAGCAGCAGCTCGCGGATGGCGCCGGCCTCGCGCAGCTCATCGAGGAGCGAGCGCCGCCGGCGAGGGATGGGGCGGACGAGGTGCAGCGGCGGCCTCATCCCGCCACCGCCTCGTGCGCGTGCTCGGCGTTGGCGCCGGCACGCAGCTGCGCGTAGCGGTGTTTGACGCGCTCGAGCGCGGCCGCGGCGCGCTCCATGACCTCGGGGACCCCGTGCTCCCAACCGAACCTTTCGACCGCCAGCGCCGCCACCAGGTCGACCTCGTTCTCGAGCAGGACCTGGTCGCGCTCGACGTCGGCGAGCATGGTGTCGATCGAGGGGACGAAGCTGCCGAGCCCCGCCGCCCTGACGCCGTTGCGGAGCGCCTGCAGGCGGCCGCGCCGGCGGACCAGGCGCTCGCGGCGCTCCTGCATGCCAAAAAGCAGTTCTTCGGTAAGCGTGATGCCGAGGTCGACGGCGTCGGTGTGGTTGCGGGCCATCAGGAGGCCCTCCGCGCGACGTTCAGGCAGCCGGCGGCCGGGTGCCAGTTCTTGGCCGCCGGGTCGTCCCCGAAGAGGATCGAGGGCATCCCCGCCAGCAGCGTCGACTTGAAGCGGATGGCGACCGTCTCCTTGGCGCTGTCACGCAGCGAGCCGGTGACGCGAACGCTGGCGACCGTCCAGGCCAAGCAGTAGCCGCCGAGCGAGCGCTCGTGCAGCACGTCGCCGGCCTGAACCTGGGCGAGCTCTTCGGGCGTCATGCCGAGGCCTCCCCGTGCACCGCGCAGGCGGGGATCGCGCCGCCGACGCCGGCGACCGATCGCTCGCGCGCGGCCGCGCACTCGTCCGCCGAGGTCCAAGGACAGGTGGCCGCCGGCACCCACCGGCCGTGCTCGCCGAGCTCGAAGCCGGAGAGCGGCCAGCCACAACGGTCGCAGCTGACCCACCCGTCGAGGTCGACCAGCCGGCCGAGCGCCGGCTTGAAGATGTCGCCGTCGCGGCAGTAGTGCTCGGCACGCCCGTCCGCGATCGAGACGCGCAGGTCGTCCTGCCCCGCCTCGCTCATCCAGTAGGGACAGGAGCCGTCGTGGCCGTCCCAGCTGCGGCAGTCGACACAGATGTGCTCGAGCACCTGCCCGAGCAAGTCGAGGGCCGCCTCCTCGATGTAGAGGCCGGTGCCCTCGAGGTCCGAGTAGCCGTCGACGTAGAAGGCGACGCGCGAGCCGGCGATGCTGATGTGGAAGCGGGTGGCGTTCGAGTCGACGAAGGCGAGCCACTCGCAGATCCCGCTGACCTCGAACTCCCGGCCCTGGTCGTAGGTCGCGTCCTCGGCCGAGCGCCTCACCCGCCACGGGGCGAGGAGGCGGTCGACCCTGGCGCGGAGCTCCTCCTCGGTCTGAATGGCCATTCAGGCGGCCCTCCGGAGGTGGTTCCGCAGGTGGCGGAGGGCGACCGCGCCGTGATAGCAGGGGCGGCCATGCTGGCCGGCCGGGCATGTGCAGGTGACGACGCCGTCGACCTCGCCGACCGAGACCTCGTAGCGGGTGCGACCGTCGCGGCCCAGGACCTCGTACTGGCCGACACCGACACGGCGTGCGCGCCGACGGCTGTACATCGCCGACGGCGGAACGCGGCGATCGAAGGAACGTGCGACACTCATGGCGGGTCTCCTTTGACCTGCCGTCGGGTTCTCGCTTACCAGGCGCCCGGCGGCTTTTTCGTTGCCACCATCATAGCGAGTCTGCGAGAGATTGCAAGAGTTATCCGCGGTCTGCATGGTATGCTCCGCGAGAGATGGCGATAATCGCCCCGGTGCGGCCAGAGGTCCCCGGCGATCCGTTCCTTCCGCTGCAGGACGCAGCCGAGTGGTACGGCGTCGATCCGTCGACGCTCTACCGGCTACTGAAGAAAGGCGATCTGACCCGGCATCGCCGCCAGGGCGACAAGCGGACCTACCTGGCGACCACGGAGCTCGAAGAGAAGCTGCGGCCGAAGCCCGTCGAGTAGCCCTCAAACGGCCACCTCGCCGGCGAGGTCGAATCTGCGCGGGCGCTCACCGCGGCGCCACGCCTGGCGCACGTTCTCGGAGTGGGGGACCGCGACCAGGTGCTTGGGGTTGCAGCAGCCGGGCCGGTCGTAGGCCTTGATCCGGACCCCGTCGCGGATCCGCCAGCCGCCGGCGTTGGTGCCACCGATCCAGAGCCAGCAGTCGAAGTCCTGGACGGCGTAGGGCCGGCCTTCGCTGTCGAGGCCTTCGTACCAGGGCCCACGCACCTTCGGCCAGAGCCGCTCGGCGAGCGTCAGGCTCGAGGCGTTGGTCCAGCCCCGCGGGTTGATGTCGCCCTCGTCCCCGGGTAGCGGACGGAGCGCGGTCCGCTTCACGCGGGGCATCGGTGATACTCGTGCAGGTCCTGGCGGCGGCGCACCAGCCCGCCCTCGAGGACCTCGGTCAGCTCGTCCTCGCGCAGCTCGCGGAAGCGATGCGCCCAGATGTCGACCTCGATCGTTCCGAAGGGGACCGGCTTGTCCGACAGCGAGAAGAACTCGTAGGAGTGCTTCGGCTGCAGCCGGAAGATGGTCCGGCCGCACTGGCCACAGGGCTGAGGCGTCGACCGGAAAGTCGGGCGCTCGCCAGACGACCAGGGGGAGAGCTTTCCGTGCTCACACCACTTCCGATGGCGATCCTCGAGGAGGTCCCGCTCGTCGGGCTTTGCCTCGCCAGCGAGGTGGCGCCGGTGAGACTCGAGCTCCTCCTCAGTGGGCAGCTGGTCGCGGATCCAGAAGGCGACCGTCTTGACCCCGCAGCGGCACTTCAGGCACGACAGGACGCGCCACTCGAGAGACGAGCGATCGACCGCCGGCGCCGCCGGCGCGTGGGCCGTCATGGAGCCGGATCCGGATATCGCTCGAGAGCGATGCGGCGCGCCTCAGCTCGGTCCATGCCGCTCTTGACCAGGCGCCAGACCAGGTTGGCGCGCCGCTGGCGCGTGTAGAATCGTTCCGGGTCCGCCTGCTTCTGGCGGGCGGCCCAGCGTTTGGTTGCGCGTTGGTGCCGCCGTCGCTGCTCTGGAGTGTCGGCCGGGTAGGAGTAGCGGAGGTTCTCGCGGCTGTGCACCGCGCAGAACCGCGAGCCGAGGAAGGAGTTGCCGATCTCGGACTCGCAGCCGGGCCACCCGCAGGGGCGGTGAGGGAGCTGCTCAAGAACGGCGCGGATCTCGGCCACGCTGAAGCGTCCGGACGGGAGCGGCTCGACGAGGCCTCGGCGGACCAGGCCCTCGATTCGCTTTCCGCCTTCGATGGTGCGGATCGGCTTAGGGAGGCGGCCCTTGGCGACTAGCTGCCGGATCCGCTCCCCGGTGCAGCCGATCGTGCGCCCGACCTCGCGCATCGTGTGGCCCTGGCGGAGCATCTCCGCGGCCACCTCGTGGTCGGCTCGGGTCTCGACGATGGCCGGGCGCGGTCCTCGGAGGAGCTTGCCGCCCCCGCACTGGACCGCCTCCTCCGGCGTCACGTGGCCGGCCCGACAGCAGCGCCAGCCGTTGGAGCGGCAGAGCCACCAGAGCTCGCCGTCGGTGGACAGCCTGCGATCCCCGGTCGCCTCGGCAGCGGTTTCTGCCGGAAAGGTCGCGGCTGCCATCTCAGGCCGAAGCCCGCAGCCTCCTGGCCAGCCACTCAAGGAGGAGTGGCTTTGGGATTCGGACCACCTGCGGAGAGACCGCCACGCTCGGGATCTCTCCGCTCTGGACCAGGCGCTCGACCTGGCGCCGGCTGATCTGGAGCGCCGCCGCGACCTCCTTGGTCCGCGCCATGCCCGGCAGTTGCTCGACGGCCTCCGCGATGCCGACCGGGACCTTGCTCACGCGCTCTTCCTGGCCATGGCCACGAACGTCAGCTCCAGCTGCTGCAGCCAGTGGTCGACCGTCACCTTGGGGACCTCGATGCGGCCCGCAATCTCCTTGGTCGTGAGTCCGTCCTGGAAACGCAGCCGGTGCAGGAGTACGGCGAGGTCCTCGCCGAACCGCTCCTCGACCGCACGCATCCGCCGCGTGCGGTGCGGGGTGGACTCGCGTGTTGCGGGGTGGCCCTGCACGACGCGGGAACGATACACACCACGCAGGTCTCATGCAACGTTTTGCGGAATGTTGCCGGTCAGCGACTACCCTTTCCGGCCGGACATGAGCCAGGAGCTATCCGCGCGCGAGGCGGCGAAGACGTGGCAAAACCGGGCCGCCGGCGCCGCGCTCCGCGTTGCCCGGGGCGGCCAGCGCCAGGAGGACTTCGCCTCCGCCCTCGGTGGGGAGCTGGGCTACAGCCTCTCAGGGCAGGCCGTCGCCGGCTACGAGACGGGGAATCGCGGCGTGCCGTCGGCCGTGTTGCTGGCGGCCGCCATGCTCGCCGGCAAGAGCGTGGACGCGCTCTTTCTCGAGGCGGAGCTGGATGTCGAGCCGCTGCAGGAGTGGCTCGCCGCGGTGGTCAACGCCACGAGTCGCGACCAGCTGGTCAGCCGAGCGATCGACGAGCTGCAGGCCCAGATGGACCAGGTCTTCGGCGAGCTAGGCCTCGCGCAACCCGAGTCGCGCACGCGCCTGCCGACCGAGGACGCCGACCGCCGGCCTCGGCGTCAACCACGCACCTCCCGCGGTTGACGGCTCGCCCTTACTTGACGGACCACTAGACAGCTTTTCGCTCCGACCGCTGGTGTAGCGACTCGGCGGCGAGTACCCTGCCCGGCCAAATGGAGAACGTGGTCAACCTCTTTCCGGCGCGGGCGCCGCTCCGGGAGCGAGTCGTGCTGGCGGTGGCGGAGGCACGCTCGGCATCTGGCTTGACGCTGGCCGCCTTCGCGGCCGCCATCAATGCTGAGCGCGGTTACGGCCGCGTCACGGCGGACGTCGTCTCCGCCTGGGAGCGGGGCGTGGCGGTGGCGCCGGCGGACGCCTTCCTGGCCATGATCCGGATCGCCGGTTCGGCCGGCTGGCGGATCCTCGAGACGACGCTCTAGACGGCCGCCGAGTCCGAGACCAGGGGCTCGTCGATGCGAGCAGGCAGGTCGAAGCTCACGTGCTGCGTCAGGGCGGCCGCCTCCTCGATGTGCTCGATCGCGCGGGCGAGGTCGCCTCGCGTCTTCAGCATCCGTCCGTAGGCGAGGTGCGCCTCCCTCAGCCGGTCCGGCATCTCGAGCTCGGCGAGGATGGCGATCGCCGCCAGGAACTCGCGGTCGGCGCGCCCGGGTGCGCCCCGGCGCTCATGGGCCACGGCGAGCCAGGCGTGAGCATTGGCCTGGACGACGCGCTCGCCGATCGATGTCCCGAGTGTCAGCGCCTCGGTGAGGACCTCCTCGGCGGCATCGAGGTCGCCCCGCCGCAGCGCGAGCTCCCCGATGTTGACCAGCACGTATCCGCGGCCGCGGCGGTCAACGCCGAGCTCCGAGAAGCCGCGCAGCGCGCGCGCCAGGTGCTTCTCGGCGGCGGCGAGGTCGCCGTCCCGCAGCAGGAGGTCGCCGAGGTTGTTCTCGGCGCGGTAGACGCCAGCCAGGTCGCGCTCCATCTCGTAGTAGTGGAGCGCCTTGTTGGCGAGCGCGAGGGCCTTGGCCGGCTGCAGCAGCTGCGAGTAGGCCTGGCTCAGGTTGTCGTACATCCTGGCCAGCTGGGCGATGTCGCGGACTGTCTCGGCGGCGGCAGCCGCCTCCTCGAAGGCTCGGATCGCCGCCCGCATCGCGTGACGCGAGATGTGGACCGTCCCGATGTGAGACAGGATCCGGACCAGCGACGGCGCGAAGACCGGCTGCAGCTTGCGGCAGCGCTCGAGCGCGTCGGTCAGCGTTGCCAGGGCCTTCGGCTCGTCGAGCAGGTACTGCGCCATCCCGATCCAGTCCAGCGCGTCGATGGCGCCCCACGGATCGCTCAGGCCTTCGGCGAGCTCGAGCGCGCGCTCGAGATGGGGGAGGGCGTCCTCGGGCCGGCGCAGCATGTCCAGCGCCTGGCCGAGCGCGACGCGGACCGAGGCCTCCGACGCGCTGTCGACCGCGCTCTGCAAGAGGCGCTCGCCGAGCTCGACAGCGGCGGCGAAGTCTCGGACCAGGAGGTGGCGCTCGAGTTGGGTGAGCCCGCTCTGGATGCGCCGCATCGACGCGGTGGGCTCGGCGTCGACGACTCGCTCACCGAGGAAGTAGGTGACCGGCTTGCCCGTGCGGCGCGCGATCTGCTGGAGCACCTCGAGGGACGGCCGCATCCGGCCCTGCTCGACGAGGTAGACGGTCTGGCGGTTGATGTCGGTCCCGGCGACGACCTGGGCCAGGCTCAGCCCCGCCTCCAACCTCGCACGGCGCACCGCCTGGGCGTGAACCTCGATCCCCTTTCCTCGACGTCGTTGCTTGACGACCGACTCCGGCACGGCGGGCAAGTGTACCCGCCGTGTTGCGGGGTCGGCCAAAGTTGTAGATCTGGCGCGGGCGGCCTAGGGGAAGCCCGGGATGCCGTCGGCGAACACCGCGGCGGTCGACATCACGATCGCGAAGCCGCTGAGGCCGAGCGCGAGGGCGAGGACACGGATCTTGCGCATGGCGCACCTCCAGGTGAAGCGGTGAGTGCCGCCAGTGTTCGCCCGACGAGGCGCTCTGTCAACCGCGCCGACGATCCAGTTGACAACCGTTGTCAACCGCTCGGAGGCTAGAATCGTGCCCGCCATGGCGCGCGGTCGCGGCGAGGGCACGGTCGTCAGGCGCAAGGACGGGCGCTGGGCCGCCGCGCTGAGCCTCGGTCCGGGCAAGGGCCGGAAGTGGATCTACGGGAAGACCCGCGACGAGGTCGCGGTCAGGCTCGCCGAGCTCGTGCGGAGTCGTCGCAAGGGCCTCCCGGTTCGGACGAGGACGCCATCGCTGGCCGCATACCTGGAGCGGTGGATGACCGGCCTCGAGGAGCTGGGCCGCCACGCGCCGAAGACGGTTCGCGTGTACCGCGGCGTGCTCGAACGCCACGTGATCCCGAGCCTGGGGACGATCAAGCTCGCCGAGCTGAGCGTCGGCCAGGTCCAGGAGCTGGTCAACCGCAAGCAGCGCTCCGCCGGCGCGCGGACTGCGCAGCAGGTCCGGGAGGTCCTCCGGAACGCGCTCAACGACGCCATGCGCGAGGAGCTGATCGGCCGCAACGTCGCCGCGCTCGCCCGGCCTCCGCGCGTCCCGCGCCGTGAGGCCGGCTTCTGGACCGCGCCCGAGGCCCGCCGGTTCATCCAGGTCCTGGCGGACGAGCCGCTGCGCGCGGCCTACATGGTCGGGATCGGCCTCGGGCTCCGCCCCTCGGAGACGCTGGGTCTCAGCTGGTCAGACATCGACCTCGAGGCCGGCCACCTCACCATCCGGCGCCAGCTCGTCCGCGAGCCGGGCCGAGCGCCCACCCTGGGCCCGGTCAAGACGGCGGGGAGCCGGGCGACGCTGCCCCTGCCCAGCATCGTCCTCGAGGCGCTGCGCGCGCACAAGGCCCGGCAGGCGGCCGAGCTGCTGCGCGCCGGCCGCAAGCGCCGGGGCGATCTCGTCTTCATGGACGCGCACGGGGAACCCCTCACGCTCGACAAGTTCCGCTACCGCTTCCACCGCCTGGTGGCCGCCGCAGGCCTGCCCCGGATCAAGCTCTATGACGCCACCCGGCATACGGCGGCCTCCTTCCTGACCGCGGCCGGCATCCACCCCCGCGTCGGCCAGCAGATCCTCCGCCACGCCGACATCACGACCACGCTGCGCATCTACCAGCACGTGGCGCCGGAGGTCGCGTGGGAAGCGGTAGACGCCATCGACCGGGCCCTTCAGACCGAGCCCTGACAACAAAAAAAGACATCAGGGAGTGGTCGTTGACTGACGCGGTTGTCGCGGCCTGGCGGCCTTTTCCAAGCTCACGGCGCGACCTCAAGATCGCTCGGCTCCCGTCTTGAAAACAGCCAGGGTATCGAGCCCTCGGGAGTTCAAATCTCCCTCCCTCCGCCAGCTTCGACAACAGCGACTGACAACAGATGAGCATCGAGCTACGGGTATCCGGAGCCACCACGGGCCAACTAGAGTCGGCCCGTGCAACCAGGCCAGCTCTCCGGCGACGGCGCCTGGTACTGGGACGGTAGCGTGTGGCAGCCGGCCGTCTCCGCTGACGGGAGGTGGCGGTGGAACGGAGTCGCCTGGGCGCGGGTCGATCCGCTGTACATCGCTGCCTGGTGGCACGTCGTCGTCGCGTCCATCTTCTGCTGGATCCTCGGGATCGTCCTCGTCTGGTTCACGCGCTGGCCGGTCGCGGTGAAGATCGCGACGAGCGTCGCGATCTTCCTAGCGGCCGGAGTCATTCAGTACGCCGTCTTCTCCGCGCTGGGCCTCAAGACGAGCTGAGCGTCACGCGACTCCCCGCCGCGGCGCCGGCCGCTGGTCGACCGAGCCGCCCGCGCACTTCGCGCAGAGCCGCGAGCCTGATCGGGGCGCGGAGGGGACTCAAAAACCGCTGGGCTTCACGCCCGTGCGAGTTCGAATCTCGCCTCCCGGCACCACCGGCTACAACAGATCGGACTCGCACAAGGTGCAAATGCCTTGGATCAGGGGTAGACTCCAACGCGAGGAGTCAGCGGGGAGACCCCGCCTGCCGACCGGCGCTGTCGCCGACTGGGGCTTCTCACCGAGACCGCGGTTTCTAACGCCCCCGCAGGCGAGTCGAATCGTCAGCCGGGCGCCCGTAGCGACGAGCGAGGGGGCCGCGGTCTTGTGCTTCTCGGCGATGGACTGGACGGGGGTCGAACCCGCATCTTGGAGTTTCTAAGGCTCCTGCTCTCCCTTTGAGCTACCAGCCCGCCTTCGCTGCGCTGAGTATAGCACGAAACTCCCCCGCGTGCGGGGATAATGCGTGTACTATGTGGGGAGAGTGAGACGCATCATCGACCGGATCATCAGCGTGAGCGAGGCGGCGGCGATCGTCGGCGTGACTCCAGACACGATGCGGGAGCACATCGAGCGCGACCAGGAGCGGCCACCCGCCGAGCGGCGCCTCCCGTCGGCTCGGAACATGGGGAGAGACTGGGCAATGCTGCAGGCCGATGTCGAGGCCTTCGCGCGGATCCCTCGACGGCCGGGACGGCCGCCGTCGAATGAGAAGGCCCGCGTCCGGCTGCGTAGACACCGCACCCTCTGACGTGCCGGGTTGGCCACCTGAGCCGCAGCCGGATCCGGCGCCTCCCGCTGATCAGCGCCGTCAGCGCGCTGCGACGGGCCTACCGCGAGGCCAAGGCCGCCGGCGACGAGGCGACGGCACGCGAGCTGGAAGAGATCGGCCGCCTGACGGAGGCGGTGCTCGTCCGCCTCGAGGGGGTCGAGCCGCGAGCGGCGCGCCTCTTTCCGCCGGAAAGCTGAGGAACACAAAAGAGCCCCCGCCGGTTACCCGGCGAGGGCGGTCGAACGGAGGAGAGAGGGGTCGGAGCCTAGGTCCGGCTCGGGCCGTGCCGGTTGATCGGCCGGGAACCCTTGCCGTGCGAGGTGTAGCCGGCGCTCACCGCCATCGCGTTGGCCAGGAACCAGGCCCAGCGCCTGATCTCGGACTCCGGTGCGGTGATCCCGAAGCGATCGTCACAGAGCAGGTTGCGGATCCGCTCGCCCCGGCGAACGGCCGCCGCCAGCTCGGGAGCCTTGTCGTCGAGCTGGCGAGCGAACTCCTCGGTCAGCTCCGGCGAGGCCTCGCCGTCGAAGACGATCGGCCAGTCGGTCATCTCGATGTAGGGGACCTCATGGCCGTCGACCTTGAGGCGATCGGAGTGACGCCCGCCGTACTCGACCAGGTCGACGTGCGGGTAGTCGGGCGCGGTCTCCATTCCCTCCGGGTGCAGGAGCCCCTTGACGTAGCTGTCGAAGAACTCCCACGACATATCGGCCGGGCGCGGGTAGGACGTGTGGTTTGGCATTGCTGCCTCCTTGTCGGTGCGCTGGTCGCGCGTGGTCCGCCGGTTCGGGCGGTGCTCGCTCGAGTGGGCCGGAGCGAGCGGCGGCCGTCGAACGCAGGTCTAGGGGAAGCCCGGGATTCCGTCCGCCGGCTTGGGGCGCGACGAGGGCTGGCCCAGGAGCTTGGCCTTGATGTCGCCCAGCAGCTCGATGTTCTGCTTGGCGGCCAGGGCCGAGAAGGTGGCCAGCGCGGCGATCGCCGCGAGCTTGAAGAGCAGCACGTAGCTGGCGACGTCCCCGCCCGACTGCTTGGCCAGGCTGGCGCCGAGGACCCCGAGGAAGGTGAGGGCCACCGCGGACGCCATGGCGACGGCGTCCTTCCAGCCGAGGGTCGTCCGGACGAAGGCGAAGGCGTAGGACCAGCTGAAGCTGCCTGGCTTCGGGGCGTTGGAGGAGGTCCGGCGGATCCAGCCGACGACGACGTCGCCGCCCGCCAGCAGGAGCCACGAGAAGAGCCCGGCCGCCGCCAGGACGGCGACGAGCTGGGAGAGCAGGGGGATGAGCACGCTCATGCGTTGCCTCCTTCTGTGGTGTGCCGTCGAAGGCGGGCGGCGGCGCCCGGGCGGCGATAAGCCGCAGCGGCTATCCCGGTGTGGGTGATGGCCCAGCGCCCGTGGTGGCTGCGAAGCTGGCCCAGCAGGTGATCGTGCGGGGACTATTTGGTGCCCGGAGGCATCTTGGCGATCAGATCTCGCACATAGAGCTCGGCCTCGAAGTCCGCGTAGGCGGCGGTGTGTTTGCCGCCTGGTCCTCGGTGGTGAAACACGCAGAGCACCTCGAGGTTGGCGGCCGACTCGACCCAGGCGCCGAGGTCGTCCGGGTTGCTGATCCCGGGGTAGTCGACCTCGAGCCACTTGAGGTCGATGCCGTTCTGGAGGCTGAACTCGACATGGCTGTGGTGGAGCTCGAGTGGCTTGGTGAGGTCGCACTCGCTGAAGTCGCCGCGGTGGAGCCCGACGGCGCACTGCCACTTCGCCGGGTCCTTCTTCCAGGCCTCGTGGAGGTGGTTGAAATCCACGTAATGGGGGTCCGACGTCCGCGCTGGATGGGGCGGGAAGTGGACGACGTAGCGGTGGGTCTCGGCCTGGTCGTGGGCGGCGACCTGCTGGTCGTCAGAGTCGGGCAAGGCAAGGACCTCCTGGTCGGAACGCGGGGCGGGACTAGGGCCTAGTGGTGCGACGGGTGCGCAGCGCCGACGACCGGGGCAAGCGCGACATGGGTGATCTGACTGAAGGCGGCCACCGCCACCGGGAATCCCTGCATCACCAGGTAGAGGCCGACGGCGCCGAGGACCGCGTAGTAGAGCTTCTGGCCGGAGTCTCCAAAGAACGCGGCCGCCGCGACATAGCGCCGGTACCACCAGTGCCTCATCAGCATCTCGACCTTGCGCTGGTGCGCGCGCTTGGCGGCCTCGTCGACGATCGCCGTGGCGGCCGCGAGCTCGCGGCGTTCGCGGTGATCTCGAGCCATGATCACGAGGTCCTCAGCCGCCTCCGCAATCGGCTCCAGCTTGTGAAGGACGGGAGCGGCCCCGTTGAGGCCGTTCTTCTTCACCAGGTCCTCGAGGTACTTGAGTCGCCTGTCGGTCTGGGTGGCGTAGCGGCTCAGCCTTCGCGCCAGCGCTTCGAGAGTGATCGACTCTCGGGCCATGGCGCTACGCCTGCTTCAGCGCGGCCTCGATGCGGGCCACTGCCGCCGCGGTGGCGGGATCCGGGTTGCCGGCCTTGATGGCGTCGAGCTCCGTCTTGACGGCGACCAGGGTGGCCAGCGGGTCGCCCTCCAGACGCTCCTGCCACTCCCAGCTGTCCGCCGGCGCGGTGGGCCCGCTGTAGCCTGCCTGGTCGGGGGCGGCACCGGTCTGCGGATCCGCCGGCAGGTTGAGCTCGGGATGGGCGCCGCGGTACCACGCGCGCCACCGCCACCACCAGCTGCTGGCGGCGCCGGGGAAAGCGGGGTTCGCCGGATTGCCCGGCGAGGCGCCGGCGTGCCAGCCGGGCGCAGGGGCGAAGTTGACGCGGTCGTAGATGGCGAACAGCGCTGCGCGCTCGTCGGGCTGCAAGTCGTCTCCTCCTGGAGCTGGATCCGGCTGGGACTTCGAGATGAGCGGGAGGTTGGAGCAGCTTGCGTCGACCTCGACACCGTCGACGTCGAAGCTGTCCGCGTACTGCCAGAGGCGGCTGTCCGCAAACCAGCTGGTGCTGAAGCTCGGCAGGTTGCGGGGGTCGAGGCCGGGCATGATCGCCGAGCCCATGCAGAGCCGGTTGTCGAGCGATCGCCAGGGTGGGTAGAGCGCGACCGCGATCCCGCGCGCGTGGTTGGCGTAGGTCGACACCGTCGTGGCTGTGCCATACACGACCGGGAGGTGCCCGGCGCCTGCGACGACGTCGCACCACTGCTCGGTGTAGGCGACCCCGGGATCGGCTCCCCGCTCGACGTCGATCATGACCGCGCCCTGGAGCCCGTAGGCGGCCATCACCTCGAGCGCGTGGTCGACCGCCTCCCACTCGCCGTCCTTCTTCAGGTAGACGGGCAGGACCTTCAGGCCGGCGTCGAGCAGCGCCTGCACGACGGCCGGCGTCCAGCCGCCGTTTCCGGCGGAAAGATACGAGTCGTGAATGTAGGCCATCCAACCGGCGGCGCTGTGCGCGCGCGCGAGCGCGATGCACTTGTCAGCGCCCGGGCAGGTAGCCGCATCGAAGATCAGGTCGGGCATGTGAGTCCTTGTCTTTTGAGCGGACGGCGTAAAGCGGTGTAAAGGGCCTGGCCGTGAACTGGCTCATGGACACGGCGGCCTATGGTGTCGCCGCGCTCTGGCTCCTCATCACCGCTCCACTGGCGGCTCCGGCCTCGTCGGCACCGCCGGCGCAGGCGCCGGCGCACGCGGTGGTGGAGCTTCCGCGACCAACGGTCATCACCTCTCCGATTACGTCGCCTGCGCCCGTTCACCGCAGCTACGTCGTTTCACTCGCCGCCCTGCCCCCTCAGTCCATGTACGACGCCTGCCACAGCGGCGCTGTCTATCCTGAGTGTCCGCCCGAGCCTCCGATCCACTTCATCAGCCCGGCGCTCCGGCTGACCACGACCGCCGACGTCACGGCCTACGCCTGTCCGCTTGGGATCCCGAGTTGCTGGCCTCAGCAGGGAGTTCCGCTGGCGCTCATCCCGGAGGGGACGCCCGAGGTGTTGAGCGAGTACGACGACGTCGCGTCGACCGGCCGTTGGTATTTCATTCAGGGTGGCCCTGGCTGGCTCCCAGCTGGAGCGCTCACCTAGCGCGTGGCAAACGTCGCCGCGAGGCGGTCGACGCCGTTGAACATTCGGGCCGCCATGGCGCCGGGGTCGGCGAAGGGCAGGGCGCTCACGAAGAAGTCGATCCAGCCCTCCTCAGCGATCGTCCTCGAGACGACCGGGTAGGGCTGGTGGTACAAGCCGAGCGAGGGACAGTGCACGCCGACCGTGTCGAGCTCACGGATCAGCACCGTCTTCACGGTCAGGGGCACCCGGATCCGCCGGGCCATCACCGACGACGTGTTGCCGGCGGCCCGCTGGCTCGCCGCCAGGAGCGAGGCGAAGTCGCGGCCGCTGACGCTCGGGATCTGATCGCTGAGCACGCCCAGCGACTTGATGGCCGCCAGATTCGACCACCGGCCGGCACCGCCGCTGCCGACGGTTGCCTGATCACTCAGGTCGAGCTCGGTCGCGTATCCCTCGGCCGCGTTGTCTTCCTCGACGTCGATGAGGTCGTCGCCCTCTCGAAACTCGAACTGCTTCGACCAGTCGGTCCCGAGAGTCGCGCCGAAGGCGACCTTCCCGAGCACCCGCGAGCCCGCCGTCATCGCCTGCGGCGTGTAGTGGAGCTGCTGGCCGCTGAGATCCTGAGCGCGGCCCCACATATCGAGAAACGTGGGGCCCGAAGGCGCGGACGGTCCGCCGGTGAGCGTTGGACCGGCAAATGTCGCGTCGGCAATGAACGGTGCTCCCGCCGAGTCGTGGGCGGCGTTGTACCGCGTGAAGAAGCCGAGACTCGTCGCGTAGATGGTCGCGCCCCCGCTCGTACCGTCGCTGAAGAACGGTCCGACCTTGCCGCCCGACGAGTAGTCCTGGACATAAGTCGTCGTCAGGACCTGCATTCCATTGAGGGTGACGACAGTGATCGGGTTACTCCCCGATGGGTTGGCGAAAGAGGCGACCTCGAGCTCGAAGGAAAAGTAGCCCGGCGGTGTCGACACAAAGATGCCCGTCATCGCCGTGGTCGCCGTGAAGGACTTGAGGAGGCTCCCGCCGAACCAAAAATCGGCGTGAACGTCGATGTCGTACGTCCCGGTGGCTGTCCGCCACTTCAACGTGAAGTAGTAGACATTCACGTTGTTCCCGTCGGTGCCGTAGGCGATTCCCCAGGTGCCAGCGACCTGACCGTCGGTCGTCAGCGACGGAGTCGGGATGGCCGTGCCGGCCACCCGAATCAGAGCTGCTCGGTTCGAGTTCCCATTAAGGGTCGGCGCCGAGAACGTCGGGCCCAGGGCGAGGGCGCTCGCTGCGCCACCGCCGCTGGCGGTTGCGGTCGGGAGACCGAGAACTGGATCCGTCCCCGCCGCCCAGCTCGCGGTGTGACCGCCGGGAACGTTCGTGCTTATGTAGTTGCCGGCAACGAATGGGCTGCCCGTGTAAATGTCTCCGAACTGGAGCTCGTTGGCGCCCATGAACTCCTTGAGGATCGCTGCCGGTTGGCCGCCGTACGTTCCAAAGGCGGCGCCGGTTTCTCCCGGAAAGACGCGGCTCATCTGGGCGATCCAAAGGTCCGTCTTCCCCTCGATCAGCCACTCGCCAGTGAGTTTCCGACCGATGCGATCGATGATCCCCGTGACTGTGGGCGCCCCCGCGCCGACTGGTCCGAAGTAGCCCTCGACCCGCTGACCACGCGCGAGCTTGTTCATCACCTCAACGCTTCCGCGGTACTCGTCCGACTGGACGGCCGGCATCGGGATTTCGAACTTCCCAGAGGCGACGGAGGCCGGCGACCCGAGCGGGATGGAGGAGATCGTCCACTTCGAGCGGTGCGCGTGCGGGAAGTCGCGGATGACCTCAGTCCCGACCTGGCCGGACTCGAAGACGCGGTTCATCACTCTGAACCTGAGCTTCGGGAACGGGTCGGCCATCTACGCTGCCCGCGACCAGGTGACGTCTCGGTCGAACATGAACTGCTGCCAGAGCTCCTTGAGTCCGCGGTTGTCGGCCGTCAGCGTTGTCGGAAGGAAGACCCCCTCATCGACCCACCAGTCGTCGGTCGCGTTGACACCCGCTCCCTGGTCGCAGCGCAGCTGATAGCTGTGGCCAGCGGTCGGCGCGAATGGAGTGCTGACCTGGACCCACTTGTAGGTGCTCCCGACGGCGTTGGGCGCGAGGCTCACGAAGGGGGTGACGCCGACATTACCGGTGACGTCGAAGACGTAGAAGCGTTCGGTGGCGCTCGGGCTGGTCCCGGTTGTCGTCCGCAACCTCACCCCGGCGATCCAGCTGCCAGCGCCCAGCTGCTGGGAAGCCATCCATGTCAGGAGCGCAGTCGAGCCGCCGGTCCCGTTGGCGAGCTTTGCGGCGTTGCCGTTGGAAGCGTTGCTGTCGGCCGCGCTCGCCCAGCCGTTCGCCATGGTGCCGGATTCGGCCTCGCCCTGGAGGTTCTGCGCGCCGGAATAAGGCAGCATGGCGAAGCCATATGAGGCGGTCGCCCCCGATGCGATGTTGTCGTAGAGGTAGCAATCGCTCCCGCCCATGAAGACATCGGAAGCGGGCTGGTTCTGGAAGAGCCAAGCGCAGATCAGCTGGTAGCTGGCGTTGGCTTTGGGGATCAGACCGCCGTATCCGTAGTCGGTGGCGACGTAGGTGGTCGATCGTTCGGCGGCTAGCGCGTTGTCGGCGACGTGAGTGGAGTCGAAGCCGATCGTCGACGTCCACGCGGGCGTCAGGGACGCCACGTACGTGGCGGCGAAGTTCTTGGGCGTGATGTCGAGCCGAGTCACGTAGGAGCCGCGCTCGATCCGGATCCGTACGTCCTCGTAGTAGGCGAGGCCGCTGCCGACCGAGCAGATGACGTCGGCGACCTCCATGCCGACCCGCTGGAGACGAAGGGAGCGCAACGTCATGTACTGGTTGCCGCCGGAGTCGAGCGTGTGCAGCGTCCCAGGCGACTGCCATGCCGGCGTGCCAAGCGCGGTGTTCCAGACGTACGGGAGGCACAGCTGGTTGGCGACCCCGTTCTGCAGTAGCAGAAGGACCAGGCCGTTGGTGATCACGCAGTCACCGACGAAGTCGTGGTCGGCCCCCTGGACCTCGACCCAGTTGGCGTGCACGTAACCCCCGGTGGTCGGGACGGGGTTGCTCGTGGTGTTGATGGTGTCGTAGATCCGCACTCGTCCGGCCCACCAATTCGCCACGGAGGCCGGCAGCAGGAGCGGGTAGGGATTGAACCCGGCGTTGTAGGTGAATGGGTAGCTGCCCTCGGCACCGATGCGGGTTCCGAACAGCGGGTTCGTCGATCCGATCGGCGCGGCGAGGAGCCCTCCCGTGAGCAGCGTCCCCGAGTAGTTCGTCGACCGATTGCCGCCGAACGAACCCATCGCATAGCGCGTCGGATGCGGCGCGACCTGGGTCACCGTCATCTGGCACTTCACGAGACCGCCGTACAGGTAGCTCTCGCGGTCCGGCTCGAAGGAGTTGATCACGTACCAGCCGTCGGCCGGGCTGCTTTGGTTGAACCCCGCCGCGGGATCGGCGGTCGCGCGCCACTGAATGAAGCAGGGCTGGAGTTCGGCGTTGTTCGCGAGCTCCTCGATCTGCTTGCAGAGGAGGTCGAGCGCGGAGGCGCTGCCGGCGGCGTTGCCGCCGATCGACTGCCAGGCCTTGACCCAGAACTGAACGGTCTGGCGCTGGCCGATCGCGCCGCGCGGCCAGACCAGGGTCGACGCGCGCTCAACAAGCTGAGTCCCTACCTCCTGGCCGGCCATCGGCTTGGGGAAGGGGTTGAAGCCGCCGACGTCGATCTGGTTGATGATCACGTGGCGAGGAGCTTGGCCAGCCGGTTCTGGACCTCGACGCCGGCGAGGATGGGATTGCTGACGCCGTTGATCGTTATGTTGATCACGGGGGCCGTTCCGGCGACCGCCGGTGCCGACCCGGCGGACGAACGTGAGGCGCCTCCGCGGCCACCCGCTGCCACACCGGTGACCGGCAGCCGATCAGCCTGGATGGAGGCCGCGTCGCTGACGCGCTGCGCCATGCCTTGGACGAGTCCCTGGACCTGGTCAAAGCCGCGGGTCAGGCCGTGGTGGAGCCCCTCCATGAAGGCTTCGCCGTGCGGTTGGAGGAGCTCGCGGTCGCGCTCGATCGGTCCCTTGTGAGCTGCGATCCACCCCGCGATCTGAGTCACGAAACCCTGGACGTCTGACCAGGCGCCTCCGGACAGGCCGTCGAGGAGTCCCTGCATGGCCGAGGCGCCCGCCTCGTAGAGGATCGAGTACAGGCCGACGAAGGGCGCCTCGAGGTCGTTGATGAAGGAGTCGAGGCGCGCGTAGAGCGCGGGGATCCGCTCCTCGACGCCTTCCCGGAGGCCGTCGAGGACCATGCCGCCCTGGTCGAGCATCCAGTTCGGAAGTCCGCGAAAGAAGCCCTGGAATTCGTCGACCAGCACCGGCAGGTTGTGGCCGCCCCACGCCTCCCAGACCGCGTCGACCTCGGTGCCGAAGGCCCGCATGGCGTCCCCTCCGATCTCGCCGGCCCGGCCGATTAGGTACCCGAGGATCGTGTCGGCGTCTCGAACGATGCCGCGGAGTGGCCCCAGCACCTCGCGATCGAAGCCGCTTCCGATCCCACGGCCGAACGCCTTGGCGGCGTCATCCGCGTAGACGTAGGCGGACGTCTGAAAATCCTCCAGAGTGTGGACGGCGCCCTGAAGCATGGCTCGCGTCGCGACGAGCACGGCCCCGTCCTCGCGCATGAGACCCTGGCCAAAGCCCTCGAAGACGGTCGCGACGAGATTCGCGATCAGGTCGCGTCCGGGCCCCCCGGCCTTGTTGATACCGCGCAGTAGGTTTCCGAACAGCGCGTCGAAGATGGGACCAGCGATCGGGATCCCCTTGATCGCGTCCAACGCCGGACCAAGAAGACGCTCCGGCGCGAAGGCGACCGCCAGGACGGCCGCGATCGACTCGACCGGATGCCGCTGGATCTCAGCGACGACACCCGAAAAGAGCGTGTTCATGAACCCGACGAAGAACGGAAAGGCTGCGTTGCCGGCGTCCTGGCCGATGGCATCCCAATCGAGCGACGCGACCGCAGTCGCGACGGTCTTCGCGAGGCCACCACCGGCGGTCAGGGCGTCGCGCACGCCATTCATGAGGCCCTCGCCGAGCACGTGGCCAGCGAGGAGCATCTGCGTGCTCTGGCTGATCGGTCCGACCGGTCGCTCGTCGCCCGAGAGCAGGCCGTGCACCGGGGCCTGCGTCTGGTGGACCAAATCGGGGGTCGTGTCTGACTTCGTGAATAGGTCGACGATGGTGCTCGCCGCGGTCTCGATCGGCGCCAGGTGCGCCGGCAGCTGGTCCGCCGCGCTGGCCGCATCGTGGATGAACCCGGTGAGGTCGCGGAGTGCAGCTCCGACCTCGGGCAGCACGACGTTCCCGACGCGGGTCCCGTCCGCCTCGATCTCGGCGACGAAGCCGCTCCAGTCGAAGGCGACGGTCTGCGTCGTCTTCGTCCAGTCATCTTCGAAGTTGGCCGCCTGTGCCGTAATGTCGGCGTACTTCTGCTTGAGGCGGTCCGACTCCGAGAGGAGGGTGAGGATGGCTCCCGAGGTGCGGCCGCCCCCGAAGGCGCGGGCCAGAATCACCGCCTGCTCGGTCGCGGTCGGGCCCAGCTTGCTGACCATCTGGTTGATCTGGTCGGTGGTGAAACCGAACTTCTCCATGTCGGCCTTCGCCTCGTCGAGACCGCCCTGCAGCTGCGAGGTATCGATCTGGCTCAGGTGCGCCTGGAGGTCCTGTACGGCGACTAGCAGGCCGTCCGGCTTGCGCATGTCGTCGGCGAGCGACGTCGCGTTGAGACCGATCGCATTGAACGCCTTGACCGCCGCCTGGCTCGGCGCCCCCATCATCGAGAACGTCATGCGCAGTCGCGTCGCCGCCTCCTCGGGCGGGGTCGCGTTGTCGGTCAGCGTCGCCATGGCGGCACCGACGTCCTTGAGCGAGAGGCCGAAGGTTCGCGCGCTGGCCAGGATGCCGCTCCCCATCGAGGTCGCGAACCCCTGCATGCGCATGTCCCCGGAACCGACCGTGGCGTTCAGGATGGCGATCGCCTGAGCCGCGGTCATGCCCTGGTCGGCGTAGGCGGCCATGGACGCGATCACGGCCTGGGTGGTGGAGTCGAAGTCGGCGTTGCCGACCTTCGCCAGCTCGGCGGCCGCCTGGACCATCTGCAGGGCCTGTGTGCTGCGGAAACCCGCCGATTCGACGTGGTAGAGGGACGCCGCGAGCTGCTCGGGTGTCGACCCGAGGGCGCCGGCCATCTGGAGGATCGAGTTCGACATCCGGTCGACCTCGTCCTGGGAGGCGCCGGCCTGAGTGTGGACCAGCTCCATCTCCTGCTGGAACTGGGCGGCCTCCTTCGTGACCGCGATCAGGCCACCTACGACCGCTGCGCCGCCGATGGCGGCCACGGCGAGCCCGGCCGCGCGCGCAGCACCCTCGATGCCGAGGAACTTGGCGGAGCTCTCCTCGGCCGTGACGTCCATCTCTCCGCGGACGGCGGCCAGCCCGGCGGTAAAGGGCGTGATGTCGGCCGCCAGGACGGCGACGACGGGGGGCAGCATCAGACCGCTTCCAGGGCGACAGCCCAGCGAGACGTGAAGGTGCGCTCCAACTCGGGCTCGACCTCCCTGTAGCCGGGTTCGAAGAAGGGGTAACCGGGCTGGTCGTAGGACCGCCCGAGCGAGTCGACGCCGTGGAATCCAAGCTCGATCCGTCGCGAGTAGACGACGGTGGGGCCGACCTCCACCTGCCAGCCCATGGCGCCGAGGGCCTCGATGGGGCCCATCTGGATGCCTCGTCGGAGGGTTCCGCTGACGACGTCGGGTCCCGGCCGCCCGCTCGCGTGCTCCTGGGCGTGGCGCACGACAGCGGCCGCCGCGTCGGCCAGGCCGAGTCGCGTGGCGGCGAGCATCGACGCCTCTAGCGCCTTGAGCGCGGCGTCGAATTCGCTCCGGCCGCGCCAGGTCATCGGCATGTCACGGCTCCCGCTTGCTCTCCACAGCCCGCACGACGCCGTCGATGGCGAGCAGCCAGTCGAGCCGGTGAGCCGGCACGCTATCGATCTGCTCGAGAGACAGGCCTATTCGGAGGAGGCGGTAGGTTCGGAACTCGGGATGGAGGGGGATCCGCTCGTCGACCGGCTTTCCCTCGAGTGCCCAGCGGATGCGCTCGAGGGCGAAGTAGGGGAATCCGGGTCCTTGTCGGCCGAGAAGTCGACATAGAGCGACTGCACCGCGGGGGCGCATGCCTCCCGGAGGGCGTTGAAGTCGGGTGCCTTGCGGTCCACCACCGTCTCGACGCTCACGGGCTCAGGAAAGGACCACTCCCGGACCATGGCGACGATGCAGAGGTCGTTGAGCTCGTTGAACACGTCGAGGTCGCCGGGCGTGAAGTCCTTGCCCTCCATCTCGGCGCGAAGGACCTCGACCGTCATGTTGGCTGATGCGACCGCCTCCTCGTCGCCGTCCGCCTCCGCGGCGGCTCGGCGTCCAACCGCCAGCTTGAGGAGTGACTGCGCCTGAAGCAGGTCGCGACCGTCCCTGGAGATCCTGGCCAGCGCCGCCAGCATGGGGCGGCGCCGCCGTTCGGTGATCTCCGAGATGTCGACAAGCTCGGCCCAGTTTCCGCCGGAAAGTTCCAGGCGCGGCACTTAGACGTACCCGCCGTTGATCGCGTTCTGGAAGAAGGCCTTGGTCGGCGAGAAGCCGCCGGACGACCCGACGTCGGTCGCGTTCGCGACCGCGTTGAACTCGACATCGACCGCGGTGAAGATCTTCGAGCGGTTGGGCTGCGCCTTCACGTACGCGGCCTGGTTGAAGTGCAGGCGGACCTGCTGCAGTGACGCGCCCGAGCCAGAGACGAAGGAGACGTCGAACGACGGTTGCGTGTTCGTGAGGTAGCGCGTGAGCTCGGTGTCGTCGTCGACGAAGAGGTTGACCTTGCCCTTGACGCCGAGCGTGCCGAGGAAGATCTGCGTCGGCCCCTGCAGGCCGTCCAGGGCAAAGATCTTCTCCACCTTCCGGGTGAAGGTGAAGGTCCCCTCCATGAGCTTGACGACGACCGTCCCTCCGATCGTCACGGTGCCGGTCCACGCCGGCAGCGGTAGCACCGTCGAGAAGCTCGCCGCTGGCTTCGCCACCTGCGAGCTCGGCCAGCCCGTGCCCTTGGCGGTGTACTCGAGCAGCCCATCGGAGGTGAACTTGACCTCCACCTCCTGCCACTGCGTGCCCGGATAGGAGCGGGCCTGCGTCACGCCATAGAAGTCCGTGACCGTGTGGCTGGTCGGCTGACCGGAGTTCAGCAACGCAAAGATGTTCGAAAAGAGGCCGACCGCCCCGATCGTGATGCTGAGCGCTGAGCCGGTCCCCGTCGCGTTCACTGAGATGGTTGCGGTCGTCGCGTTGGTGACGCTCGCGATCGTAGCGCCGGCCGGGATGTTGGTGCCGGAGATCGGCCGGCCAACGTCGTTCTGGGTGAAGTTCGCCGTGGCCGACGTCACCGTCTGGCTGGCGTTGGTCGTGGCGCCGTCCGCGACGGTCCGCGAGGCGAGCGTGGTCAGGTCGCCGAGGAGGCCTCCCAGGAACCACGGGAACGTGTCCACGAAGAGCGGACCCCCGACTTCGAATGTCGAGTTCGCCGGCCCGGGGACCTCGCCGTAGTCCTCGGCCATGGCGCCCTTGAAGGCGTTCACCTGGAGGTACTTGATCTCGTCGAGCGGCGTGATCGTTTTCACGGGAATGAAGACGGTCGGAGCGACGACGGTGCCGCGGACCGCCTCCTTGGCGATCCCGAGGAAGCTCAGATCGGTAGCGACTGCCATCTGCCTACTTCTCCTCCTGGGCCGCGGATTGCGGCGACTCGGGGCTGGGGGCGAGGGATTTCGCCGGCTCAGGCTCGACCGGCGTCTGTGCGAGACGGGGCCGGCTTGCCCGCGGCTTCGTCGGGCGCGGCTCCTTGTCTGGCCCCGACAGGAGCTTCAGCCGCGCGTGCTCGACCGGCTCGTCGCTCTCGACGACAGCGCCCGGCTCGAGGTGGCCGAAGGCGAGGAACTGCTCGGGGCCGTACTCCCCGGTGAAGCGGTAGACGTACTTGTCCTTGGGCATGAGGGGAGCAGGCCTCCTTCGGCGTGGAGCTCGGCGCTAGGGCCGGCGGCGGCGGAAAATGTGTCGCCCGCGGAGGCGGGCGGCGATCTTCGCGCGCGTCTGCGCGCTGAGCTTGTGGTGGTGAGCCTTGAGACGGGCGATCAGCTTGGCCTTCTCGGCTGCGGTGAGATGGTGGTGGTGGGCCTTGAGGCGCGCTCGAAGCTGCTCTTTCTGGGCCGCCGTCAGGCCGGCGCGCCACTTCGCCAGAGCCTGGCGGAGGTGCTGTTTCTGCTCTGCGCTCAGGTGCCGCGGGTGGAGCTTGCGAGCGGCCGCCATCTTCTCCTTGACGGCCGCGCTGAGCTTGTGCGGTCGCCGCGCAACATGCTCGAGGTGCCGCTTGATGCTCGACATCAGGTCGACACCATCTCGATTGCCTTGAAGCGGACGACCGACCAGATGATGATCGGGCCGTCCTTCGTCCGCTGCTTCGGGGTGCCCGAGACGACATCGATGTCCTGGCCGAACCGAGTGTCGCCCTCGCCCGCCTGCCAGAAGGCACCGCCCAAGGTTCGGTCGCTCCGGATACGCGCGACCACGGCGTCGATCACCGAGTCGTGGTCGTCGTCGGCGTCCTCGCCCTTCTTCTGGGCGCTCTTGAAGCGGACGGCGAAGGCGAGCTCGTAGGTGATCATCTTCATGCCGCCGGTGGCGCCGCCCACGGCGATGCGCTGCTCGTGCTGCCGCTCGACGAAGGGAAAGCCGACCGCGCCGCTGAGTACCGGGGGCTGAACGCCGGCGATGTAGTCCTCGTCCCGGACCAGGCGCGGCTCGCCGGTGTAGACGGTGTTGAGCCCGGCGACGTTGGGCGGCGCGAGCCAGGTGGCGACGGCGTTGCGAGCGGCCTTGCGGCTCATGCGGCGTGTGCGAAGTAGGGATTGACGAAGCTCACGAGCATGGACTCGGCGAGGGCGATCTCCTCGAGCGCGCTGCCGGTCTCAGAACGACCCGGGCGCTCGTCGTCGAGACTCTCCATCACCATCGCGCCGGAGCCTCGAGTCTTGATCATGGCGGTGGTCATCAGGACAGCCGCCTTCTTGACGTCGCTCGGCAACGCACTCACGGCGACGCCGGCGGAGTGCCCCGTGACCAGGCCGGATACAAGAGGGATCGTCGTGCTCGAGCCGAACCCTCCGACGTAGCTCGAGGCGACGGTGATCGACTCCGTTATCCCGAGGTCGTAGATCGTCAGCTGCTTCCCGGGGTAGATCCCAAGCGAGCTCTGCACGATGATCGAGGTCGCTCCCGCAGCAGCGTCCACAGCCAATAGCGTGTTCGGGTACCCGTTCACGTAGGTCCATTGGCAGTAGACGCGGTCCCCGACGCCGAACGCCGCGACGTAGTTCGCGACGATGACGGGCATCCGGATCGTGCAGCGGCTGACCCACGCGTCGGCGGCCGCAGCCGTCGTCACGGCGGCGAGGGCCGAGGGGACGCCGCCGACCAGAAAGGAGTCGATCTCGAGGATCGGCATGCCGCGCGTCGGGACCAGAACCGTTCCGTCGCGGCGCACGCGAGCCCGCGTCATCTCTGTGTCCTGGGTGGCGCCGAGCACGTAGTGGACAAAGCGGTCCATCCGACCCGACGCCATCCAGATGCGCTGAGCCAGCGCGTCGTCCTGCTGCTGTGGCGATCCGCCGGGGACGAGCGAGCTGTAGTCGACGGCGTCCGGATCCGCCTTGTACTCCGCAACCGTGAGGTACGGGGTCCTGGGCAGGCCGGCCGCCGTCGGCGCGATGTAGAGGGTCATGCCCTTGGGCTAGGAGTCCTTGCGGGGGCGCCGGCGAACTGTGCGCGTGGCTCTCGGCTTCTCCGCGGCCTTCGGCGCCGAGGCGTCTGGAAGGACGGCCCGTGCGACGTCGGAGCGGATGTCGACGACCTCGCCGACCTGGTGCTCGTGGCCGACCTTCTCCTCGGCGTCGCCGTCCGCCTCGTGCTCGCCGAGCTCGTCCTCGGTCTCTTCGAGCGCACCGGGGTCGTCGACCTCCTCGAGGTCCTCGACGTCGTCCTTCGACTCGAGGCTCTCGGCCAGCGCGGCGACCCGGCGCTGGCCGGCCTTTCCGAGCTCCTCGAAGTGCTCGCTCCAGTGCGGGAACCCGAGGAGCGCGTCGGCGACATGGTCGGGGACGAGGAACACGCCGCCCTCGATCGCCTCGTAGTCGGAGCCGTCGTGCGAGAGCCGGTCGACGCTCTCGTCTGAGTGCTTGATGAGTCTCATCGGCGGGACTGTCCTCCTCCGCTCTGCGGCTGGGATGGGGATGAGGGGGGGGGGCGGGCCGAAACCCGCCCCCTAGTTGCTCAGAAGGGGCTAGCCGTTCTGGATGTTGGAGATGACCACGCAGCCTGCCGGGAAGTAGTTCTTGAACGCCTCGATGGCGCGAACCTCCACGTCGTACCGCGGGCCGCCGGTCGAGCCCGTGCCGCGTGACATCGCGTACTCGAGCTGCTGGTACTCCTGCTGGGTCTCCACCTCGAACACGGAGCTGACCTCGTTGTTCGGGTAGGGCAGGACCTCGGTCACCATGACGATGAGGCCCTGCGGCAGGTTGGGCATGGTCTCCATCTCGATCGGGAAGCCGTTGAACGCCTTGTTCACGTACTTCGTCATGAAGATCCCGCCCGTGGCCGCCTGGCGGAACCGCATGTCCTCGCCCTGCAGGAAGGTGTTCAGGGCGCCGGTGGCGACCATCTTGTTGGATACGTCGAAGTGGGTCTGGGCGCTCATCAGCATCCGCGTCGGGCTGATGCGGGACGCGTTGTAGATCGCGAGCAGCTGCGCGTCGATCTCCGCGATCGTCCCGTTCGAGCCGGTCAGGGTCGCCCCGTCCAGGCTCTTGAAGATGGCGCCGGAGCTGGTCCCGGTGCCGCGCTGGACCGGCACGCCGTTGGTGCCGATGTCCCCGGCGCAGGACGCCAGCAGCCCGTTGAACGCGTTGGCGTCCGCCGAGCTGTCGGTGAAAGTGGCCGCGATGTTGCCGCCCGCTCCTGCTCGCGCGGCCGCGCAGTTGGCGAGGGTCGTCGCGGCCGCATCCGCGGCGGGCATCGACGTCAGCGTCGGCGAGACGTTGGTGGTCGTGGTGCCCACGTAGAAGTAGGCCGTGGTCGAGGCGCCGGCGTACCAGTCGTACGCGACCGCTCCGGCCACCGCGGCGACGGTCGCCGAGGCAGTGTTCGTGGTCCCGGCGCCGGTGGTCGCCGTGCCGTCCGCCGACGGCACCGTGCCGCCCCCGTAGAAGTAGTTCTCGATCGTGCGCGCCGTGACGCGGAAGTGGACCGCGGTCGTCGCTCCGATCGAGCCGCCTGTGGTGGCGGTCGTGACGGTCGGCGCCGCCGGCGTCTGGAGGGCGAAGTTCTGGTTGCCCAGGAGCGCGATGTCCTCCGCGATCATCAGCGCATAGAGGAGGTTCGTGCCGGCCCGCGCGCGCAGGTCGTCGAACCCACGGGCGAGCATCTGGGCGTCCATCTGGACGGTGTCGCCCAGCGCCAGCGGCGCGTACGCCGCGGCGTAGTCCACCTCGTTGGTCTGGACGACGGCCCCCGGGTTGCCCCAGGCGATCGAGGGGTTGGCCTTGCCGACGTTGATGCCGGTGATGGCCTTCCAGTGCGCGAGCTGGCTTCCGACCACCGCCTTGTTCCGCGGGACGCGGTTGCGCCACGGGGAGAGGACGGGGACGAGGAACTTGGCGGGCGCCTCGAGCTCGTAGCCCTGGAGCCCCATGCCGACCGTGTAGCCGGTCGAAAGGGCCTTCTTCATCGGCTCGGACAGCGTCGAGAGGGTCTCCTCGGTGACGCCAGCGAGCGCGGCGGTGCTGCTCATGTGAGCGGTCTCTCCTTTCTTGAGGGTGTGCGGCATCGGGGGCCGAAGCCCCTGCGTCGCGGGGTGGGACAGTTACCCCGGGGATGTCCCGGGGCGGGCGAGCGCGGCTACTCGGCCCGCTTGGCCGGGTGGCTCCTCAGCGCGAACTCCCGGGCGACCTGGTCGCGCAGCTGCGGGTCCTCGATCTTGTCGAGGGCCTTGAGCAGGGACTGGTCGTCCTCCTCGGGCGTCGACTCGCCCCCGGGCGCCTCGCGGCGCACGAGCAGCCAGTCGTGCTGGTTGCCACTGCGGCCCTTGAGCAGGGGACCGCCCTGCTGCGGCGTCTCCTCGACGACCTTGAGCCGGTCCTCCAGCGGCTTCACCGCTGCTTCGACCGTCTCCTCGATCGCCGGCTTGAGTACGCTCTTCAGCAGCTCGCCGAACTCGTCGGACTTGATGAGGGTGCCGAACTGGGCCTTGAGGAGGTCGCCGACGACCTCCTCGGTCGACTTGGCGACGGGCTCCTCGGGGTCCTCGCCCGGCCTGGTGGTCTCCTCCTGGAGGCGCTTCTCGGCCTCGACCTCGGGCGACTCCGCGGCGCCGGCGGCCGGCTCGGCCGGGTCCTCGCCGGGGGTCGTCACGCGCTCCTGGCGGCCCGCCTCGGCCTCGGCGGCCCCGGCGGCGTCCGCGCGCTCGCTCCCTGC